TTATCTACATTCTCAATCTCGAAGGCCGATCGGATCGCTACATGGAAACCCTGGCATCACTGTCTCGAGTTGCCGCACCCCTGCACAAGGTCCATCACTATATTGGAAAGCGCGACTTGCCTCCCTACGTGGGGGCAACCAAGAATCACGTTGATGTCATACGGCACTTTCAGGAGTCTGCGCATTCGACGTGCCTGATTCTAGAAGATGACATCGTCTTCACAGACGACACGGATCGCGTTCAATCGTCGATCCAGTCCTTTTTCCAGAGATCCTACGACTACAGTATTTGCTTTCTCTCGCTGAGTCGTCTTGGAGATCGGCGCCCCCACGATGATCTTCTGTCTGAAAGCAAGCAGTTCTGCACCACCTCCGCTGCGTATTTCCTGACGAAGCGGACGTCGCATGACGTTCTTGCGGTTGTTGATGAGGGTCTGCGAAAGATCACTGCGGGTGAAGGATATCAGAACGAGGGATGTATCGATACCTATTGGTGTGGGCGCCTGCCACACCTCTATTTCTTCAAGAACAAGCTGGCCTTTCAACGTCCGTCGTATTCTAACCTCAAGAACTGCGTTGTGGCATACCTAGATTGAGACCCAATCGAGGGAGGAGAATGGAATATCAACCTGAGTAGGATTCGCATCCGCAAAACTGACGTAGCATGTCACCGTTGTGGGGTCGGACAACCGACACGACACGCAATACTCTACGGCAGCCGACTTGAACACGAAGGGCAATGTGATGCGCGTGACCTTGTCAATCGACTGTGTCTCCACGAACAGATGGTAATACTTCCGCGGCTTTGCGTACTCGACCATGTGAACCAAGGTCCAGAACTTGTCACCGACCGAGATCGGGGGCGCAGATCCACAGAACGCGGAAAACATCGGGGGTGTCGGAATGGAGCGACGACCTCCCTCGCGAGCAAGAACCTCAAACGGCGACCACCCGTAGATCATCATGTCCGTGCCCTGGATCGGGAGCCAGTTCTTCTCGCAGTGCCGGCTGTGGGGAGACTCGAGCACCTTGCAGTCAGAGTAACTGCCATCTGTGCCGTAACGCCCATTGAGAAGCCGAACCTTGCCCTCGGCATGTTCCTGCGTCGTGGCCACAAACGACAGTCCCTCCGTGCTCTCGTAGAGCCTGAGATCCTCGAGACCCTTCACGTGCGTGGGAAACTTTGGCATACCCACGGTGGAGTCGTCCATCTTGGCCACCACCTCCATGGTCTCCAGATTCACATACGCATTCTCCGTAAGAACAGGGTGACCGGGAGGCGTCTTGTACTCTCCATTCTCCATCCAGTAATTGATGTAACGGACATTGGCCATCGGATAGCCACACACGGAAATCGCGGAGGGTGTGAAGGCGCCGAACGGAGCGGGAAGTCGCGATCCCAACTCCGTGTGCTTTGACACGACCGGCTGGACGTAGAACTGAAAGTTGAAAATGACGTTGGTCCGATTGTGGTCGGTCTTGAGGAGATAGTCAACGCACACGCGCAGACCTGCCTTGCGATCGGGCTGTACATAAAAGTCAAGGATTGTCCGCTCGTAATCAAAGAGATAGGAATACACATCCGTCTCAAGGAACAGGGAATCCTTGCTGAGCGGCACCTGCTTTCCATCGATGAGATACTGGTAGGCCTTGAAGTGCTTGGAATGCTCGCGGAAGTGCTTGGTCAGTTGATAATAGGCCTCTGCGCGCGTCGGACGCAGGGCAATGGCCTTTTGCATCCAGTATTCGAACTTGGGAATATTGTTCAACTCAAGGTGGCACTTGCCGATCATGTAGTGGCTATACCAAATCTCCTCGTCCCATCCGCCCGTAATGATCCGCTTCTTGTACATTTTGCGAGCATCATCCCAGCGGCGCAGACAGTGGTAGGACTGGGCAAGGTAGAACATATACCGCCCATTCATTGGCTCCTCCTTCAGGCCCGCCTCCAGCAAACGCACGTCACGCTCGAACTTGTCGGACTTACAGCCTCCGTCGTTGCGGTCATCGATATAGCACACCGTCTTGGGTAGGTGCTTCGTAGGTCCCGACCAGTACTCGTGCGTCACACCCACACATGTCCACGGGTGATCCATGCGAACCAGGCGCGTGTTCGGATACTCCAGAGTTCCTGCCATCTGTACCACCGTGTATCCGGGCTCCGTCAAGTTCTGATCCTTGAGAGTTCCTGCCTTGAAGATCATGTCGGCGTCCAGCAGGAGGCCGTAGGTGTCCTTGAGGTCCCAGCACTGCTCCTTGAGGAACTGATAGGCCCGAGTGAAACTAACGGATCGATTGTATCCAAAGTCACGCCACGGCTCAACGGTCACGCAGCCAATCCGCGTGTTCAGAAACTCCTCGGCAATCTGAACCGTGGTGTCGGTGGAACCCGTGTCGAGAATGCAGAAGGCATCCGCCACATTGTCAACCGCCTCCAGACAGCGCTTCAGAATGGCCGACTCATTCTTGACCATCAGAATCAACACGAGCTTCATCTGCGTCGGTTTATGGAAACCAGACTCCTCGCGTGTAAACAAATGTCGACCGACTTTGTCAAGCAGACCCTTCGCGAGAACCTTGGACGCGTCGTGATTCCCCACGTGGCCGACGGTTTCTGGAGCATCTACGATAACGCCAAGTCGGCGTGCGAGCGGAATCAGCAGCCCGACCAGATCCTTCGCACGTTCCAGAATCTCCTGACCCAGGTGCCCAAGTGGACTCCCGAGACCCTGAAGAAGGAGGTGGACCGTATTGCCGCCGCGTCCAAGTGTGATTACATGGAGGATCTGCTGCTGGGTGTGTTTGTGAGCTACATCCGTGCGTTTGCGTCCCTTCAGCAGGTGCGGTCGGAACATGTGGACATTCCGTTCACGCGCCCGTCCATGGAAGTCTTCATCCACAAGTTCTACGTGATGGCGGCACGTGGCTTCTGGTCCAACGCGTACATGTTCAAGACCGTGGGCGTGTCGTCGGAGCAGCAGGCCCGTAACCGTCGCGACATTGAGCTGATGCTGGCCGACATCCTGAACGAGGTGATTGATAGTTTCATCCCGTGGAAGGACATCAGCAAGGCCTACTTCAAGGCCCCCGAGGAGACCTCCGCGCCGATCGCCTCTGCTCCTGCCCCTGCCCCCGTCGTGGAGACGAAGCCCACTCCCGTCGTGGAAGAGCCGAAGCCGGCCGTGAAGTTTGGAGAGAATGAGACACAGGAGTTCGAGTCTGAGACGGAGGAGTCTGAGGATGACGATGACGAGCCCCCTGCCATCAAACTGGGTGAGGAGGTTGGGTTGGATGAGGACGACTTTGAGTCAGAGTCGGAGTCCGAGGCCGAAGGAGAGGTGGATGTGAAGCCCTCCTCCGAGGCTGTTGCGTTGAATCTGTGAGTTGAAAAAGATGGGCGCCAGACAAATGGACGAGGTGTATTACTACGCCATGATTGTAGGAGTGGTCGTAACGGTCGCAGCTATCCTGTATGTGATGGATCGTAGGTCAAGGGAGGAGCCGATGGTCTTCCTGGACGGGGCGAAGATTGCAGCGGGAGCGGGCACGCTCGCCGGTGGAGTCGTCTTTGCTTTGGGTGGATCGGACGGTGTGTCTGCGGCTGCAGAGCCCGTGGTGGCTGCCGTTCAGGATATGTTTGTTGGAAAGCCCGAGTTCTAAGACTGCTTGGGATCCGACGCCGGCTCCACGCCCATCGGCGGCGGCGGGGCCTCAAAGTCGCTAGGAGACCACTTGCGCGAGTTGGTCATTTTCTCATCCTGCGGCAGGGACATGAGACCGTACAGGGCAACCAAAAACACAAACGTATGGAGAGCAAACCCAACCGCCGTAGGGCAACCGCCCTTCGACGCTACGGCGCCACCAAACAAACGAGCCGTCAACCTGAACGAGGTAGGACTGGCCACCAAGAAGAACAGGAGAGCCGAGTAGAGCGAATACTTGAACTTCAATCCTTCGGAGAGCGCCATTATCCTTCAATCAGCAAAAAGTGCTGCCCTGCCGGAATCCGCGGCACCACGAACTGCTTGAACTTGGACATCTCCTTGCGAGGAACCGCAGTATCCTTGCAGTAGCGCGCAATGGCCTTGTACAGCCCGAATCCGTGGTAGCGATCGTGATTGTCGCGCTTGCCACGGAACATCACGGAGGAACCATCGGGCAGTGTGGTCCATGCCAGGAACACATCGCGCAGGGGGCTATCGGTCGAGACATCGGGACCCTTCGGGAACATGTCCCAGAAAACCGATGATGCGAACCGCACCAAGTCAAACGAGGGATTCAGACCAATGCGGGGGTGCGACTGGTCATAGAACGGCTCGCAATTGTACTGTCCACCCGCCTCCTCGTCGGGCTTGAACTGACTACTGAGAAACAACCGCGGCTCCTTCATGCCCTGCAGCTTCACGGACACGGCCGAACGGTCAAAGTCGATGATCTTGATCAACTTGCCGTAGGTGGGAATGGCATAGCAGGTGCCGCCGACGTTGTAATAGAGAAACTCATCCGTTGTGGAGACGAACATGACATTGTTGCCGTGGAGATCGTTGTGGACAAATCCGCAGGTGCGCTGGGCATGCGCAAGAGCCACCACAATCTGCGCAACCCATGCGGTGTGATGCGCCGGGTCGTTCGACAGCTTGAGCAGGTCGTAGAAGGTTCCCTCGCAGGTCTCCATAACGGTGGTGATCACCGGCACCTCCTTGAAGGTGGCCCACGCAAACGGCTCATCGTCTCCGCTCTCATCTTCGGGCTCCTCTTCCTCATCGTCATCACATTCGCAGGACTCAATCTCGTAGACATCTTCATCATCGGACTCGGACTCCTCGCTGTGCTCACTGGACTGAATTTCGTATTCTTCAATCACCGATCCTGCGTGAGGAGTCTCCACATGTGCGGCATCAATGTCCGTGGTCTCCAGGTCAATCGTCGCGTCCTCCAGGTCCACCGCGGAACGACGACCGCGCGTGTGCGTGAAGCCGCCCTCCGCCCCCTCCTCACGAAGACGGAGTTCAAAGGTCTTGCCGATCTGGTCAGCAAACCATGGGCGATCGCAGAGGTCCTCGTAGTCGTCGGAGATATTCACCTCATGCTTGGTCGCCACCGCGGTGTAGACACCGAACACCTTGGGAAAGTGGGCACATCCCGTTCCTGCCAGGGCAAGAGACGCCAAGGCACCGACGTACCCCGCCGTGTGAGGGCTCTGGGTCTGCTCGTCCATCTCCTTGGCCACCTCGGCAGGCTTCGGGAGGGACGGCGTGGCATAGACACCCTTCATGGTCTTGAAGGGGCTCAGGACCATGGTCGTCTTGCGGTGGACGGCAAGCATGTGATTCTGTGTGGTGTGGATGCGCCCAGCGTTCAAGACCGTCTTGATCCCCTCGGGGACCTTGATACCATACTCTGACAGGTTCGATAGCCTCTCCGTCTTGAACAGGGTCTCCAGAGGAGGGAAGAAGGGCTGCATGTGGGTAAGGTCCCAGTCAGTGCCGTCTATCTTCGGATAGCGGTGGAGCTTCAAATCCAGAGACTGAGTCCTTAATTCTTTCACCATTGTCTTCAGATGGAAGGAATGAAACACTGGGTCTGAACGCCTACATTCTTTCCACAGGACAACACAAGATGAACTTTTCGCTGAAGAAGTTTGACATTGGGATGATCAAGGCCCGTTGTGAGATTGACTCTCGCAAGAGCCCCATGATGGTGGTGATCGGTAAGAAGGATACGGGCAAGTCCTTCTTGGTTCGCGATATCCTCTACAACTGCCAACAGGACTTCCCTGTGGGTACGGTGATCTCGGGCACGGAGGTGGCCAACGAGTTCTTTCAGCACATGGTTCCATCCAAGTTCATTCACGACAAGTATACGCCCCAAATCGTGATGAATGTGATCAAGCGCCAAATGACCATGAAACAGAAGCGTAACGCCTCCAAGAACGGAAGTGGCGGCCAGTCCAACATTGACCCCCGTGCATTCCTGATTCTCGATGACTGTCTGTACGATGCGACATGGATCAAGGAAGAGTCCACGCGCTACGTCTTTATGAACGGCCGTCACATTGACATGATGACCATTATCACCATGCAGTATCCGCTCGGCATCACGCCGAATCTCCGCACCAACGTGGACTTTGTCTTCATTCTCCGCGAGAATATCCTAGGTAATCGTCGTAGGATTTACGAGAATTACGCAGGTATGTTTCCAACCTTTGAGATGTTCTGTACGTTCATGGACCAATGCACAGAGAACTTCGAGTGCTTGGTCATTTGCAACAATGTGAACTCGAACAAGTTGGAGGATCAGGTGTTCTGGTACAAGGCCGCAGAACACCCGCCATTTCGGATGTGCGATTCAAGTTTGTGGGCGAACAATCAGCCGTTCCACTCGGCTATCCTCGCTGCCGACGACTATACCCCCGGCGCCGTCCAGAAGAAGAACGCCGTGTCCGTCTGGGTAAATAAGCAGCGCGGCGCAGACGACGGGAAGTAGAGCGACGACGACCACCCGTGGATCCGTTCTTGATGGCGAGCGGCACAGCGTTGGCGCCTGTCCACACCGGTGTATTTCCAAGCGCCTGCGCGGCCTCTGCTGCAGCTACCTTCATATCGAGTTCCTTGAGAGCATTATCGAGTTCTTTCGTTGTGGGTTCCTCTGTTGGTATATCCGCCTCAAACAAGGTCAATGCATCTTTTTCCACAGTCGGGGGTTTGGGTGGTTTGCTATTCCTTGTAATCGAGTTGACGAAGAGAATTGTAAAGATGAAGAGAGCAATTGAAAACAATGTACTCATCGACAGCGTCTCCTTCACATACTTCTGCACGTCGTCAATGATCATTGGCATCATCATCAACATGGCCTCTCTGACGTATTTGCTCTGCCAACTCGCATATCCAACGGCACCAACGCCAACAACGGCTCCAGTCGCCAGTCCAGGTGCTGCGGACTTGACGTTCGCATAAACATATGTCAGCGTATCGACTGCCTCCTTGAGCTTACTCTCGAGGAGAGCGCGACTGGAATCAGTGAGTTCTGTTGCCGCCTTCACCACCGCGCGAGTCTTATCAATCGTCTCGGCGGTTTGGTTCTCCAATTGGATGTTTTGCGCAGATGCAATGATGTCCGCGATTTTGGCTGCGGCATCCGCGTTCACTCCTCCGGCCACGAGGCCCGTCTTGAGCGTCTCTGCACTTACTGATCCACGACGAGTGGTGGCCCCACCGCGACGCCGACGTTTGCCACCAGATTTTGGCTTTAGTGAGTCGAGGATTACGTCAAACTCACCCATTTACATCTCTCCGCGAAATTACTCGCGGATGACGCCCTCTGCCGGATGGACAGGCATCGAGAGATCGGTGAGCTGAGCCGCAGGAGACGCAGCCGCGTTGCTACGTCCCTGTGCCTCCGCCTCAGCCTCCAGAGCATTGGCCTTGCGACGACGCTCATTCTCCTCCTTCTGCTTCTTCATGGAGTCCTCGCGCTGCTCGGCGAAGAACATCTCCTTGTTCACCTCGTTCTCCTTGTACTTGCGCATCAGCTCGTTCAGCTCGCGCTCGGCATACTCGACCTCGGGCATCAGGTGCTCCGAGGGGTCCCACGGCAGCCAGCAACCGACCTTGCCGATGTACAGATTGTCCTTCGGGTACTTGCGCTGGAGAACCTTGGCAAACATCTGCGTCTCCTCGATGGACGGGAACGCACGACGCACCTTGACGCCGCGGATGTTCGTGCGGAAGTTGACTGCCGAGTCGAACTTCTCCTGGAGCTCCTTCTCGTGCTTGAGGAGGAACACCTGGTACTCCTCGTGGACATCCGTAGCCTTCACCTCGGCATTCCGCACCTTGACGAACTCCTCCGCATCCTTCAGGAGGTCGTCGACCTTGATCGAATACTTCTTGGAGACGAACGCCATGAGGTGCTCGAGGCCCTTCACCTTCCACTGGTAGTCCATCCACGTAATAAACTCCTTGAAGTAGAACTCGCTCTTCTGCTGAATCACCTTCTCCGGGCTGAGGAACGAGATGATGCAGTAGCGCTGGTTCGGGATCTCGGGGTCCTCATCAAGATAGTCAATACGGCTGCCGTCGTCCTCGTGGATGGGAAGCTGCTCAGTGGGCATTTCTTCAACTGGGTCTCCAGTGTGAAAATACCTTTGGAGGATACAATGTACGATCTCTACACGTGCGCCGTCGTCTTCTTCCTCTTGTGCCCCGGAGTTGTCATCCCGGCCCTCCCTAGCGGGATTGTGTGGAGTGCGTTGCTTCACGCGATTGTCTTCTACATCGTGCTTTACTACGTGTCGAACTATGTCTCGTGGTGGTTCGTCTGGACGATTGCGGCGCTCGTCCTGGGTGGGCGTTTGTTCCTGGCTCGCACTCAGTAGGTGCTATACCTTCTAGTTTAAATAAAGATCTCGACGAATAAACAATGGGGTTCGTCTATAGAATACGCTGTAAGGAGAACGGAAAGTCGTACATCGGCAGATCTTTACATGACCCACTTTTAAGGTGGAAACAGCATGTCTACAAATCAAAACGCGCGGAGGGTAGAACCCTATTGGGTAACGCCATTAACAAGTATGGCGTAGATGCGTTTGAGATTGAGACTCTATGCGAAGTTCCAGATGATGCGCTTGACAATATGGAGTGTTACTATGCAGAACAATACCAGTCATACGTATGGGAGGGTGGATACAACCAGACCCTATGCGGTCGCGGACGACCATATGATTACAAGACCAATGAGGAGACCAAGCGGAGAATGGGCGAGGCCCAACGAAATCGTAGAGCAACAGACGAGACAAAGGCAAAGATATCAAAGTCAATGCAAGGACATAAGAGATGCGTCGGGCGCGTCGTATCTGTGGCATCAAAAGGTAAGAATCGAGCTTCTCAACCCAACCTTAAGTTGACAGACGATGGCGTGCGCCTCGTTCGCACCAACCCCGATAACTTGTCTAACTACGCACTAGCGGAGAAGTTGGGAGTGTCTAGGTCGCTCGTTTATTTGGTTGCCTGTGGGAAGACCCATAAGGATGTCGTCTAGGAATTTCTTCCCACACTTAGAATAAAATGGAGTCTAAGCCGAAGCCCACTGCCGCCCCTGGTATTGACATGTCGGACCTTGTCATGCGCCTCTTGAAATACTTTTTGGAGGGTCTCGCCGTGGCCATCGCCGCGTATGTGTTCCCTGGGAAGACACTGAAGGTGTCGGAGGTTGGCATGATCGCCCTCGTCGCGACGGCCACGTTCGCGATCCTGGACATCTACGCTCCGAGCGTTGGGGCCTCGGCTCGCACGGGCGCTGGCTTCGGTATCGGCGCTGGCCTGGTCGGCTTCCCGGGCGGCGGCCTGCGGGTCTAAGTTGCAACCTTCAATCCATCCATTACCAAATTAACTGCCCCTGTCGTCACTGCCGCCGCGTATCCGTTCTGTGTGTGTTGCCCGATCGCCAACAAGGTCGAGCACGCCGGGCTCGCCGTGAGGAAGAGCGACTGAGCCACCTCTTGCATGGTATGTGGCATGCACATCGAGTTATGAGCCGCCATCGAGGCGTAGTGGACCCCGTAATTGAGGACAATCGCAAGAATCACCTTGCTAATTGCTTCCATTTACCCTTAACCAAAGAGACTATGTTAATGCCTGAATTCGTTTTACGCTATCAAGGACGATGGTTCACCGTGAACCCGCGTCCTTACGAGCCTGAGAGAATGACCACGGATATCGCGTGGACTCAGCTGAAGGAGTCCGTCTCTGCAGAAGAGGCCTATCGTCGTTGGTATGAAAAGCAGCGTAGAATTTCTCGTCTCCTTCAACAATGTACTGGCTTGAGTCGGCCATCCTCGTCTTGATTGCGGTGCTGGCATATCTTTACTGGAAGCCGACACTGCGTCCTGCGCTGAAGGAAACCCTCGAAGGGAATGCGACGCTGTATTTCTTCTACACGGACTGGTGCGGTCACTCGCAAAAGGCCAAGCCCGAATGGGAGGCACTCCAGCTCCCGGCAACGTACGGGACCACCAAGGTTGTCGGAAAGACGGTGAATTGTGAAGAGGACGTGGCCACCTGCACCGCCTACGGAGTCGATGGATACCCCACAATCAAGGTGGAGTCCTCAGACGGCATCACCGACTTCACCCAGCGCGTCACCACCGCCTCCCTCGATCAGTTTCTTGTATCCCAATTTGGCGAAAAAGTGTGAGGCCTGTTCATATCCAAGATCCAGCATATACCGCTTCTCCTCGGGCGTCACATCCGACAAGGGACCCAACTTGGTCTCCACGAAATCCAACACATTCGGATACTTTGGACGCAGCCCCTCGCGTACATTGGCGTAGACATTGCGGAAGAACTCCCCAATCTCCATGGCCTCGAGCGCAGACGGCAATAGCGGTCCCTGCGCATATCCGATATGAAAGACCAGGGTTCCCTTGGGCACCACGCTCACAATGCAGTCGCACTTGACTCCTCCATCCAGATACACATTGTTGAACAGGGTTTGCGGCTGGTAGACGCCTGGAATACAACACGAGGCCTTGATGGCAGCAAGCACGGGAACCTGCCCTGTCAGTAGCATCGTCTTCTTCTGTGTCAGGTTTGCGGCCACGATCCACAGTTTCTGGGGCGCATCGGCAATGACCTTTCCGCGCAAGTCAATTCCGAACCGGTCGAATCCCTGAAGAATGGTCTCTTCGAGCATGTCCATGGAGAACATGCCCTTCTTGGCCTGAAACGACATCAGCGACGACAGGGTCACAGGTGGAATGAAGTTGGACAGCACAAACTCCTTCTCCAGAATTGACTCTAGCTGCTCCACTGTGAAACCAAATGCCAGAGCCGTTGCGAGAATGGAACCGATGGAACATCCGTAGAGTCCGTCGGGGAACACCAGGGGTTGTCGTTCAGCCAATGCACGGAGTCCACCAATGTGGAGACCTCCACGCACGCCGCCTCCACCGAGTGCAATTGAGCGGAACATAGTGTGTAGACAAGGCAAGGATGCTGAAAGCCCGTGATGTATGGGACGAGCAGGAAGAACGCAGAGAACGGCGAATGTCCGCCATGCGCCCCGTGTTATCCCAACTGTATGCAAAGATCCGCACTCAAGCCATTCACAATGCCAATGCCCCTTACGTGGTGTTCGAGGTTCCAAACTTTGTCTTTGGGTATCCGTTGTTCCAAGTGTCAGAGGCCCGGGAGTATCTGACCAAGACGCTCATGGAATCCGGGTTTCTGGTGTGGCCCGTGAATGACGACAAGTATTTGCTGGTGTCGTGGCTGCGGACACAGCAGCGCGCGTCTCACCGCCCGCCGTTGCTCACCACCTACCGCCCTCAAGTCTACGATCCGTCTGTCATGGGCAGCATGTATCGTTCTTGAAAACATTGAAAACGGACTTTTGTTCAACACACTTACACATCTCATGAACTGTGAACATCCTGACACGGAGTTGGAGGAGGGACAGAAAGTCTGTTGCTGCTGCGGGACGATCCTCGGCAGCCACATTGACGAGTCAGCCGAGTGGCGCATCTACGCAGAGACCGAGGGTAACCCAAGCCGAACGGGTGGCGTGATCAACGAACTCCTTCCCGAGGCATCCTACGGATCCATGATGATGCGGAAGCGGACCCCCGGGCAGTCCGACGAATCCAAGTCGATCGGTAAACTGTCATCGTGGTCCTTGTCGAGCCACGGCGAGCGTTCGTGGATGGGAATCTTCGATGCGATTCAGGCAGCCTGTAGTCGGATTGGACTTCCCAAGGCAATCATTCAGGACGCCTGCGCGACCTTCAAGCGGATTGAGGATGCCCGCAAGACCCGCGGAGAGTCTCGCCGTGCCTTGATGGCTGGTTCCGTGTTCGTGGCCTGTCGTCAGCATAATGCCACGAGGACTCACGAGGAGGTGGCGGATCTCTTCCGCGTCTCCATCCGCGCCCTGTGCAAGGGTCTGGCTCGTTTCGAGTCCGAGGTGTCGTCTGTCCTGAACACACAGCTTGGAATCGCCGAACGTATCTGCGCAGAGATGAATGTGACGGAGACAGAGCGAACCCAGATTCTCCTGGTGATTACGCGTCTTCCCGAGATGGAGCACACACCCAAGACCATTGTGTCGGGAGTGGTGTCACATGTACTGAAGGGTCGTCTGTCCGATGTCTCTGCGGCATCGGGAGTGTCCACGGTGTCGATTCGCAAGATGGTGGACAAACTAAATACCAGTGCCAGGGGCGTAGAGGCCGGGCTGTGCTAGCGGAAAGAAGGATACAGTATACACGGTGTTGGTCAGGCTGCTGCTAATGTTCGGAGGCGATAACACGTTGATGTGACTGAGGCTGTTCCCGCTCAGTGTCACAACAGCTCCAGTTCCAGACCAGAAGAAGATACCCGCGTCGTCAGCAACCGCAATCAGCGTCACACCCACGCATATCGCCACATTGAACTGACGAGGTTCGCCGGCTACAAACGGTGTTCCTGCCGCACCCGACGTTCCCTCCAAGGAGCAGAGACCTTGTTTTGCCTGTATGAATCCAGACGACCTGAAGCGGGGGTTTCCAGAGATATCGGTCTGGTAGCTGATCAATCCATAACCGTCCTCTGAACGGAAGGTTCCGTTGACGTCCAGCGTAAACTGACCCGGGTCCATTCCGAGGGCGAGTCCCTTGCCAAAGCGTCCCGTCCCCGACACGTCCAGCACCAAGTCAGGAACACGACCGTTTCCGTCGAGATACATCATGCTTGCGTCTCCTTTTCCAATGGAAATGCCGTTCTGCGAGAGATCGGCTGCGATCACAATGTTTGAAGTCCGCCCTATCTGCATGTAGTCGTTCGTAACGCCTGTTGGAACCATCGAGTGACCGATGGTGATGTTGTTGGAGCCCGTGTTCCCGGCGCCCGCCGCCGTTCCGATCCAGATATTACAACTGCCCACGATTCCCGTGCCTGCTCCGATTGCGATTGTATTGGCCGACGAGACACCCGCGCCCCCACCACCCAGCGGATCAATCCAGATTGAATTCACCAGCGCATTGGTGTTGCCGCCAAAGTTGTTTCCAAGGAGGAGGGTGTCGTGGCTGTTGGAGATGTTCTGCCCCGCAGAGTAGCCGATCGTGATGACATTGTAAGAGTTGGAGATCTGGCTACCCGCGTTGAATCCGAGCGCCGTATTGTTCGAGGAATTCTGCAGATTCAGAAAGTTCACGCCCGCACCCGTTCCAACAAACACGTTGCTGTTGGAATCCGACACATCCACGCGGAAGGCCACCAGCGTGTTCGCGGTCACAGTGTTCACATTGGAAATGTCGAGCTGTGTCGTGAAGTTGGAGGTGGCAGGGGTATAGGTGTAGACAGGTCGAAAGACCGAGGTCAGGTACGCCTGCACGTTGGATGTGCTACTCATTATGTAGTCTCCACAACTTTTCGTTTAGGTGATAATCGCTGTATAGATATAATGGCGTTTACTCTGTTCCCGATTAAGTCGTCGGAGCAGCACCTGTATCGCATGTATAAGCAGAGCGTCGCTGTCTTTTGGACCCCCGACGAGATTGACTTTTCCAAGGACCAGGCTGACTGGGCCAAGCTGACGGACCCCGAGAAGCACTTCATCGGCCGCGTGCTGGCATTCTTTGCGGGGTCGGACGGAATCGTCATGGAGAATCTTGTGACGCGGTTCCAGGGCGAGGTCAGTTCGCAGGTGGTCAAGCTCTTCTACTCTTTCCAGAATGCGATGGAGGGCATCCACTCGGAGACCTATTCCCTCCTGATCGACACCTACATCAAGGACGAGGAGGAGAAGGCCAAGTTGTTCAATGCCATCAACACCATCCCCTGCATCGAAAAGAAGGCAGAGTGGGCATTGGAGTGGATGGGCTCGGACAAGTCGTTTGCCACGCGTCTGGTGGGCTTTGCCTGCGTGGAGGGCATCTTCTTCTCGGGCGCCTTCTGCTCGATCTTCTGGCTGAAGAAGCGCGGTCTCCTGCCCGGACTGACCTTCTCGAACGAGCTGATCTCCCGGGACGAGGGCCTCCACACACAGTTCGCCGTGGCCCTGTTCCACACGCTGGAGAACAAGGTCTCCCAGGACACCGTTCACCAGATCATCAAGCACGCCGTGGAGCTGGAGAAGGAGTTCATTTGCGACGCGCTCTCATGCTCCTTGATTGGCATGAACTCCAAGATGATGTCGCAGTATATCGAGTTTGTGGCGGATCGGTTGGCGGTCCAGTTGGGCACGCCGAAGATCTTTGGTGCGCAGAATCCGTTCGATTTCATGGACCTGATCTCGCTGGAGGGCAAGACCAATTTCTTCGAGAAGAAGGTATCGGAGTATTCGCGGACAATGACGGGTGCCCGGGAGGAGTTGCGTCTGGACGAAGATTTCTAGGGTCTATACAAATGCCTACACCCAGCGCTACTCACAAGCCTCGTGGAGAAATCAAGGCGGAGGCCGCGGACAAGAAACGGCAGGCGGAGCGCGAGGCGTTCATCAAGAAGGAGAAGGCTCGCGCCAAGAAGGAAGCGGCTGCTGCCAGCAGGGGTGGCCGTCGGACACGGTCCACAAGGGCCCTCGGGTCCCGTCGTCGCCGTGGCACCCGCTCAACCCGTCGCCGTTAATTCAACGTATTCGGCGGATCGTGGTAGACAAAGTCGTAATTGTCGGCACCCGTCTTATGCAAAATCTCTTCACGCACATGAGGCGTACCTCCTGGGACATCCCAGTACTCCCCTTGAAGCGTGAAACGGTCGACTCCGTTGAAATACATCCGCAACGCCAGCAACGCAACCAAGAGACCTGCGATCCAGTAGAGAGTCTTCATTTATGGAGTAGCAAGATTCTTCGTTTCTCCTGCGTGGAATCGCGTCTTGCGCTCACATCAAATGGAGCTCCTTCACGCCGCTGTCGCTCTTCTTGCGTCCATGGTCTTTGTCCTTGCGGGCATGGTCGGCTGGCTCTACTGGCAGCAGACGCGTCTCTTTCAGAACATGAACTCTGTCCTCATGGCCATCGGGGATATCACCCGCGCCATCGACCAGTCGGCCCCTCCCGAGCCCGAGCCCGAGGTCAAGTTTGTCCCCGCCACCGCCCCTGAGCCTGCCGAGGAGGACGAGGACGATCGCGTCTCCGTGGAGGAGACTGCGACGGAGGTCGTGGACGGCCCGCCTGCCGCGATCGATGTGGATGCTCTCCAGGGCAAGACCAAGAAGGAGCTTCAGGACATGCTGAGCAAGCGCGGTCTTCCGTTCAGCAAGACGGACCCCAAGCCCACGCTCATCTCGCTACTAAAGGCGACGGCGTAGGTAAGGAATAACCAGAAGACTTAGCAGACCAATGAGAACGAAGAAATCAAACACTCCAACTACCTTTTTGTACTTGATGGGCAGTTCGGGTAATCCGTTATCAGGCTTTGCCCATCCAATGAGTGCGCCGAGAAGCGTGGGTCCCAGCTTGTCGTTGCAGTCGTAGATGTAATCATACCACGCCATGAGGACGTAGGCCGTCATTGCGATGACAAACGCAAGGACCAGGTCATGTTCCCATGCCTTGGGATGGGGCATCCAGAAGATGAACAGGACGAACGCCGAAAAGAGGATACACTTCTCATTCAGGTACAGCGGAGTTCCAAAGAGTTTGAAGCCCATTATACCTTCGGCACAGGTTTTATGGGTGGCGGCGGAGGCGGCAGCGGGTTCTGAGGAGTCGAAGACGACGTGGTGGGGCGACGGATCCAAGACAGCCGAATAGGAGCAGGGTCCTTGTACTTGGTGCAGTCACACGGCATTTATACAAACATCGCCTTAATTATCAATGAAGGTAGTTAGTTTGGATCCAGGATTGAGGAACCTTGCATACTGTGTGCTCGAAGGAATCAATCGCACCGATGTCAAGATTACCGACTGGAATATCATTGACGTACTTGGGGAACAGGCGGGTGTCGGTGCCCCAAGATGTCATCAGTGTCAGACGGCCGCTCGCTATGAGCATGCGTCGAACGGAACCTTTGCGTGCGCTCGCCACACTCCCAAGAAGAAGGCCAAGGTCACCAAGAAGGAGCTGACCAAGTTGACTCCTGCTCAGCTGGGCGAGCAGATACGCGGCGAGGGCATGACGACCGAGGCCACCAAGAAGGCGGACTTGGTCAATCTGCTGTATAACCATCGCAAGCAGAACACGTGGAAGAAGTGCGTGTCGTCCGCCATTCAGGGGTCGGTGCTGGATTTGGCCGGCGCGCTCATTCGTAGTCTCGACCAGCGATCAGCGTCTTGGAAGGGGGCCGACCTGATCTGCGTGGAGAATCAAATGGACAGGAGGATGTTTGGAGTCCAGGCGATGCTCCAGATGTACTTTTGCTGCCGAGGGTTTCGAGTCCAGGGGGTTTCAGCGACTCACAAGCTATCGAACATCGTGACAGTGGAAGATTCAACTGCAAGCTATAAAGGACGCAAAACGACTGGCATAACGCATGCTCGCGCACTCGTTCCTCAAGTGTGGCAGGAACATTTTGCCAAGCACCCAAAGAAGGATGACTTGGCGGATTCATTTCTTCAGGGATTGTGGTGCTTAGAGCACACGTCCTTAAGCCAGTCCTCGGACGCTAAGTAAGCTACTTCTTGCGGGTGTAGCAGTTCTTATACGGACGGCAGCTGGCCTTTTGCGTGAAGCCCATCCGGCGGCACGGTGTCTTCTTGCAGTAGGCCCGTGACATCAACCGCTTCTTCTTGAATACGCGACGCGTCTTCATTGTTCTATGCCGATACTTGTGTTCAAGTTAAATGATATCGGGTCGTGGGTTCTCTGACCTGTGTACGTGGAACTACGAGCCACGCTACCCCAAACGTCCCTTCTCGCACATAGGGTCGAGAACGGGTGACTGGGTGTTTGTGAGCGGGTATCACTTGGACTCATTCCTGTCGATTCGTTTCATTACCCCGAAGCGGTTCTTCATTGTTATTCACAATTCAGACGTGCCGTTCGACAACGACCGACTCGCCCGAACCCTGCCACGCGCCATCCACATTTACGCAGTCAATACGACCGTGACGCACCCCCAGCTGACGACGATTCCGCTTGGTTTTCCAGACAGTGGGTTGCAGCACATTCACTCAATCCCGCCGCAGCCCAAGACAATCGAGATCTACGCGAATTTCTCAATGACTAACTACGGCAAACGGAAGGAGTGTCTCGATGCGTTTGAGGGCGATCCCAGAGTTGTTCGCAAGGATCCCCATGGGCGCACACAGATTGAGTACTACACCGACCTTCGCCGATCTAGATTCGCGCTATGCCCCGAAGGAGTAGGTGTCGACACCCACCGCATCTACGAGGCGCTCTACTTTGGCGCTATCCCTGTCGTGCTCCGCAACAGCTTGAGTTCCTTCTACGAAAAACTACCTGTCTGTATCGTGGACTCGTGGACGGACCCGTTCTACGTGCCGACGGGGATCATGTCGTTCGACCCGAAGCACTACCTCACTGCGTTCCAAGCTTACGAAACAGACCCGTAGGAGAAGTAAATGGAGACAGACCTCCTCGTAAACCCTAGCATGGTGGGAGGCGGCATGGCCAACATTGAAACCATCGACCTTCCGACGCTCAACTTTGAGGAGTTCAGTGGCGGGTCGGCGCCTGCTGCTCCTGCGGCCCCGAACCTGGTGCCGTCGTTCGAGAACACGGGCCCCGAGGTGGTCAATGGTATGCGCAACTTCAACGCCGAGCCGTATTCTCCTCAGGTCAAGCGCGTGTCGGACGATGCCATGATGAAGGAGAAGTACGAGATCCTGCGCAAGTTTGAGCGTCTGTCCAAGATGGGCGTGCCGATGCGCAAGCGCTTCACCATGGAGTCCTCCATCGAGGAGATGAAGATGGAGCTGGAGTTCATCAAGCGCGAGAAGTCCATGGACGCGACCATCAAGCAGTTCTCCGAGTGGTTCGTAACGGGCATGAGTGGTCTGGAGTACGGCTCCAAGAACATTGGCATGATGAAGGCCTTCGGTCTCCAGCTGGACGGCCTGTCGGAGGCGGCGCAGATGAACGTGGCGGATCTGGAGGATGACTTCGAGGAGCTCTACGACCTGTACGGCGAGAACCTGAAGATGCACCCGATGGTCCGCATTCCCCTGCGCACCTGTATGATGATCTACATGGTCCACTTGACCAACCAGATGGCTCGCAAGGCACCTATCCCGAACATTGACGATATCATGCGTCAGAACCCCGACATTGCCCGTTCGCTGGCCGCGGCCGCCATGCAGAACCAGACCCAGCAGATGCGTGCCCAGCCGTCGGCCCCGCAGCAGCCGTCCAACCCCCTGTCGGGTCTCATGAGCTTCATGCAGCAGAACGTGCCCCCGGCCCCGCCGCCGAACATGGTCCCTCGCCCGCCACAGGAGACCAAGCCCGTGCGCATTGGTGTGCGCAAGACGCCCGCGATGCCGCCGATGCCCCCGCAGCAGCCTGCCCCCGAGATGCGCGCGCCGCCGTCGATTGATGAACTCCTCAAGGACATCAAGCAGACGGTTGCCCCTGCTCCGAAGCGGGTGAATAACAAGCCCGGTTCCACGGGGAAGAACAGCGTGGTCATCAAGCTTTAATTCTGCGTTTACCACAATGCCCACGCTCGGTGAACTGAGGAAGAAGATGGAGACGCTCCACTCGAAGATCCGTATGGCACGGACTTCGTTGGCTCGGGCGAAGGATATGCGTAACTATGGAAACGATGCCGAACTGAAATACGTCAAGAACCCCCGGGCCCACGTGCAGAAGCTAGAGGCTGACCTTGCGAAGCTCCAGAAGAAGGTGCTTGATGCTGAACAGGCCTACATTGACGCAGAGGGCGATCCTGTGAATGTGAATGCGGCCACAAAGATTCAGGCGCATGTTCGTGGACACCAGACACGGAAGCGGGGTCGGGGGCGGAAGGGCACCCGCCGTCGTTAAATTCTGCGTTTATCACAAATGCCGAAGAAGATAGCGACTCTGGAGCACGAGATAGCCGACTGGCAGCACTACAAGAAGTATGGCAAGTGGCTTGATGGAAAAAAGCCGTACAGGCCATTCACCCACAGCGACGCCGACGAGCAGATTGCGAAGAAGGAAGCCCAGATTAAGAAGATCAAGGCGAAGAGCGGAGGTACGCGCCGTCGTCGTGGTGGGAACCGCTTTCCCCCAATTCAGAAACACACATACAGGAACTACGACAAGCACCTGTCGGAGGCGGACGCAGCAAAGGAGGCAGCGCAGGCGGAAAAAGAGAGACAGCATGCGAACGAGACACGCAAAAAATACATGGCTCTCGCTGAGAAGCCATTCAGTCGCATTGCCGATGGCCACTCAATATACACACAATACCGCCTGCGGGTTGCGAGCACGCGGCGTAAGGCGAAAGGGCTTCCCAATTGAAAACGGACTCAGGGTTTCCAACCAAACTCTACCCATGCCGACTCTTGAACTTCAACTTGCCAAGGCGCAGACGGCCCTCGATGTCCTCAGCAAGGGAAAATGGGAGGTGAATGGTCGCTACTACCTCAAGCGTGCGGATGAACTGCATGGGGTCGATGCGGAACTCCGTGGACTCAGGGAGCGGGTGGGATACCTTCAGCAGAAGATTGCGGTTCGGGACGAGCGAATCGCGCAAGGCGAGCTTCGCGCAGCTGCGAAGGCGTTAGTGAAGTTGGCTGAGGAGTGGATTCAGACATACGAGCCGATTGACCTTCCAACTCACACATCTGAACCCACTGCTCCTGCGTAGTGTTCTGGAAGGTCTTCAAACAAATCGACACATCCTTCGGAGTCTTCTTCCCCATATGCCGACAATAGTCACAGTTTGTCATGACGATGTACTGTGCCCAGGGTCCCGTTCGCAGCACCAACGCGTAGAAGGTGGACAGCTGCTTCCACGTCACTACATTTTTCTTGTGGCTCACGTGCTTCTTGTACTTGCACTGGACCGCGTAATACTTGCCCTCGTGTTCCGCAATAATGTCGATACCGACATCGGGCCGCTTCAACGACAGTTTCGTCAGTAGCTCGTCCGGCACGTCCTTGAGGAGCCACACGTTCTTCAGTTTGCGAACGTGCTTCAGATACTTGACGCAGAAGTCCTCAAAGACATCACCACGGACCTTCTTGTTGTCGCGGGTCCGCATCTCGGTGAAGTTGTGTGCAGGTTCATCGTACCACTTCTGGCACTCGGTCAGGAACAGGTCGAACAGGGACGTCCCGTCAGGTCTGGACTGGAGGAAGAGTGCGTGGAGATCCATGGTAGTCTTCGTGAGTGAAGGTGTACGAATCCGTTTTACTTGGGGAACAGGGGAGGGACGCTCTTGTCGTTTGCGCCGCACGTCATCGACTCCTTTTCCTCCTCTTCGTTCGCCATTCCTTCGCGGCTACGGCTCGACATACCCGACGCGATGATGATGAAGCCAGCGGTCAACAACAAGGAATAGACCAAATCTCTCGTGCCGACGAAACACACTGCAAAGATTGCGATGCGTCGGAGGAGGAGGTTGCGTTCATAGGTCTTCGGGTCATCGCTGAGCTCGTCGACAAAGTAGCGCGACCCTACATTGACGAGAATCAGCATGATACCCAGAAAGAGCTTATGGTTCTCGAGAATCTCAATCATTGTTCACTGGTAGGAAATATGTTTACATAGACTTCGGCTTCTCCTTGCACTGCTTGGAGGCCCCGTCCCACATACAATCGTCCTTACACGACATCTCGGTCATGTTCTTCTCGCACTGGCCCGCCATGTACTCCATGCCACCGCTGCACTGGCACATCGAAGCGTGGACCGCGATCGTCCAGAACAGGGCAACCGGCAGACTGACGTACAGCGCCAGGTAGGCCGCAATCGCCGTGGCCAGCGCACGACCCATGACGCCGCCCGTAACCGGCTTGATCAGCTTGGGCGCAACCACACTCAGAACCGCAAGGGCGACAACGACGTAGACTTCATTGGTTCCAGAGAGACGCATTTTACTAGAAAGCCTCTATATTTTTCTGCCTGCCCAAGAACAAGTGTGGCATGGACTATACCTTGCTCGAGGATGCTTACCCTGAAGGGGGCGATTTCAAGGCTCGTACAACGGTCAAGGAAGGCAAGGAAGAGGTGCGATCGGAGCCCAAACGCCATATGAGTGCCGCGGCCATGAAGGCAGTGACCGACCTCACATCGGTTCTGCCCATTGACACGAACGCAGAGACATCGAATTTCACCCCATCTCCGCGGGCGCCCACACAGCAGGGTCCGCCGTCGACGGCTGCACGTGAGTCCTTCACAGTGGGTGGCGATGACATGAAGACCAAGATGGATAAGATCTTGGCCATGGTGGAGCAAAACAAGACAGGTTATGAGCCGAACTCCCATCACGACATGTTTCTCTACATCGTGACAGGCGTGATGTTCTTGTTCACGTTTGATACGTTTGTGATGCTGGGCAAGTCGATGAAGGTCTAACGAGGAACGCCCTGCATGGAGGGCAGGAAGGTCTCGAACGCAGACACGTCCTCGAACACATTGTCAAGGTACTCAATCTCAAAGGTCAGTGTGTTCTCGCCGGTTCCGAAGACAATCGGAGCGTCGAGAGGCGCATTCGTAGCGGGGGAGAAGTTTGTGCCCCTCGCGCCAATCGCAGAAAAGGGCAAGTGGCGACGGAATGTGATGTGGAGACGGTCGAGAGTTCCGATCGGAGGATTGTAGGTCGTGATGTTCTCGGCAAAGATCTGATCATTGTAGAAGATCGCATTGGAGGTTGTGGTGCCAGTGGTCACCAGGTTTGTGTTCACCAGCTTGGCGAAAGAATAGTCCGCATAGCCCGCGCGGTCCGCACCGGGTGCTGTCTCGTCCATGCGATTCAGTCCATCGAGAGCCAGCATGATATACTGATCATTCGACGTCCACCCCGCCGTCGGGGCGTTGACCGTCGCACTCTTCAGGCGGATACGCGTAACGTTGGAAAAGGGCCGCGGAAAGTAGACCACGTAGTCGCCCGGGTCGGACATAGGGCCATCCGCACCACCATTCAGCCTCACATACTTGGTCGGGTCCCGGTCGCGCGAATCGATGGAAATCACACGGGTCACACGCTTCAGGGCGCGGACGGGCTGGGTCTGGCGCACTTGAACGCCGTTGCGGTTATACTGCATTGTGTTCCCTCACGAAGAATTCCGACGCGCCAAATCCGCATCCGCCGTTCTCCACGTCTTTCCGTGGAGCACAAAGGAGTAGACCCGCGCCATGCCCCACGCGTGCTGCGACGCCCCAGGCCGATGTCCCGTGCGCCACGCGGCCAGTCCACGATCGTAGACCTTGGTGAGAGTGCTGAGAGGCACATGGGTGGCCTTGGCAACCGCGGACAATCCCGTGACACCAGGGTACTTGCTGTGGAACCGGGAGGTATAGGACGACGGACGACTCTGTGTTCCGCGGTCCGTGGCAAACGGGCGGTAGGCGGCGGGGTTCTTCCACGACATCCGTGCCCTGCGGGTAATTTCACGACGCCGCTGGCTCTTCCGCCGTGTCGACAAACCGCGATAGTACTTAGGCGGCCACAACATTGTTCTCTGCGTCTAAAAACAAAATGGGTGAATCTGGAACCACACTACAGATCGCCGAACGCATCAGCTGGACGATCGTTCTGGAGGAGTACTTTGCCCAGACAGGCGAGAAGGCCAACGGACTGGCGATCATGCACAAGAAGGCCGAGAGCATCTTTACCCGCCGCAAGGTCTACATTGACCTGCCCGTGATTGTGGGGTCGGGTATGGTGGCGTTCCTGAATGCGGGCTCATCCAGTCTGTTCGCGGGCAACCAGCAACTCGCCGCCACTGCGCTGGGTGTCGGCTCCCTCGTGATTGGTGTTCTGAACACAGTTGGAACCTACTTTGCGTGGGCCAAGCGTTCGGAGGGACACCGCATGTCGGCCATTCACTACGCAAAATTGTACCGCTTCATCAATGTGGAACTGCGCCTGCCTCGTGACGAGCGCATGCAGCCGGGTGACTTCCTGAAGTATGTCAAGGATCAGTACGATCGGTTGGCGGAACTGAGCCCGCCTATTCCGAGCTCAGTTGCGCGTGAGTTCTCTGCAAAGATGGAGCGCTACAATGACATCTCGAAGCCCGAGGAGACCAACGGGCTCAACAAGATTGAGATCTTCGTGGACTCGGCCAACGAGCTGGGTGGCAACGTGGCGCCTATGAGTCCTCCTCCCCCGACGCCGAAGACGAAGCTGGTGGCGGCTCCGTCGGTGGCGCAGCTGAAGACGAAGGCATAATCATCCGCGCGACCTTGTATTGACGCTTCTTGTAGAGCGTGTTCCGTGCCCCAAACTGCCGCTTGAACTGGGGATCCACGATATCCACAATCAGCGGATGAACTGCACGTCCCGCCTTTTCCACTCTCAGAATACGACCCACAATCTGATCAATATCGGGCCGCGGCGTGGCCATGACCAGTGTGTTCAAGGACGGGACATCGAAGCCCTCCTTGCACATGCTGTAGGTCGCAATCAGAATCGTCTTGGTGCGGCAATACTCGGTGCGGACGTCCGACTTCACCGCTTGGCTCAGGATACAGGCCGTCTCCTTGACGTCATCGGGCAAGGCGTCGAGAATGTCCTTACAGTGCTGGACACGATCCGACAAGACCAGCACCTGCCGTCCCTCCTCGAGGACATCCACGAGAATCTTGGCCAGCCACTGGGTACGGTCCTCGCAGTTAGCCAGTTTGTTCACCATGATGGGCACCGACACCATCCCCTGCGACGAGACGACAACCTCATTGAACTCGGGGTCGTTGTTTTCATATTCGTACATCTCCACACGGACCTGGACATCCACCGAGTCGCCCGTGTCGGACTTATACAGCAGCGGACCGAGGAACCAGTGAATGGCAAACATCAGCTTATCTTTGCGTTCGGGAGTGGCCGAAAGACCAAGCATGTACCTTGACGTAACCTTGGGTAACGCTTGCATAAACACCTCTGAAGCGATGTGGTGACATTCGTCAACAATGACCAGACCGATAGGGGCGAAGAGGTTATCATTTAGTTCCTTCATTGAAAGGGTTTGGAGCATAACAATCACAACATCCTTGTTGGCCACATCCACGACATCGGCCTGGACTCGGCCAATTCTCGCCTTGGGTAGGAAGGCCTTGATGCGGTCAATCCACTGGTCGCGCAGGAATGTGTTGTGGACAATCACCAGCGTCGGCACCTTGAGCCGCGAGGCAATGTACAAGGCACAGACGGTCTTGCCTCCGCCCGTGTGGAGGGAAATCACGCCGTCGTGAGGCTCGGGAAGCAGGAAGGAGTTCACAACGGGCACCTGGACGGGGCGGATGGACCCCGCAAAGGTCCAGTGCTCATCCGCGGTCTTGGCCACATCACGGAGCGTGGGCACCTCTCCGTAGCGCTCGATACCAAAGTGCTTGGGCAGATACAGCCACTTGGAATCTTCGTGCCACACCTTATACTTGGGCTGAAACTGCGGCTTGACGAAGGAGAAGGGGCGGACCGTCAAGGCCTTCTTGAGAGGGAGTTCACGATGGTCTTTAGGGATGCGATATCCCTGAAGGGTCAGCATGAGGTTCTCTTTGATTTGTTAGTGTGTTTCCGTTTTACCCTACGAACGAGTCACGCGCGTCACATCGGAGTTGATGGACATCATCATCATATCCATCATCGTCTCCCGCGTCTCCCAGTTGAGCTCATCGACCCTGTACATGAATGCGGGGAAGATGCTGCCACTCACCTGGACAGTCTTGAACGGATCCTCGTCAACCTGAAGGCTGTCGACAATCGACTGAAGGTAGCGGCCCAGGGCGCGGCGGTTGAAGTAGGTGCGGTAGGTCACCCGGGCATTCGTCGCCGACGTCGTCGTGAAGCTGACGCGGAACAGCGGGTCCGACGTCTGGGGAACCTGGGCAACGCGCTCCACGATGATGTCATCGTCATCGGTCTCGGTGTTACGGTAGATCATGTGCAGCTGAAGCAGGCGGGTCGTCATCTTATCTCTTACGTGGCGCCCAGGTGTAAATTACTCACCTGAGTCGTCGTCACGCTCACGGTTTCCGATAGGGGGAACATTGTCGTCCTCGAACACCGTGTCGTCTCCTCGGAGATCATAGGCTTCTGCCGCAGGGTCTGCGCCAATCTCCTCCTCCTCATCGTAATCCTCCCCACGATCCACGGCACTTCCAATCTGCTCACGCAACTGTGTGGAGAACATGTCACGATCGGCCACCGTCACAAGGAAGGGTGCCAAACCACGGTCCATCAGCTGCTTGGTAATGTCGCGATCAGAGTCTGTCATGCCGCGCAGACGATCCGTCACTGCGAAGCGCTCCTTGGCACGGAGAGTGTTGGTCTCTGTCCGAGCCGACGTCACCGAAGTCAACAAGGCGTAAAAGGTAACATCCTCCGCTCGCACTTGATCGTAGATACGGCGAATCTCGGGGTCCTTTGCGATGACATCCAGGAGTTCACGTATGTATCCCTTGGTGATGTCACGGAGCAGGTCGGACGACGAAGCGGGGTCGAGGGTCTGTGCGGGGTTCGGGCGGCGGGCAATGGTGGCCAGCCGAGCGATCAACAGGGAATTCACGGTCCACGAATCCGTGGGCTCAAGACCCATGCGCGCGGGAATCGGGAGTTTCAGACGCTTGGAGATTTCAGGGTTCGGAATGGCTGCGGGCTGAGACCGAGGAGACTCCGCCCTACGGATTGGGCGCGCCAACGGAGAGGAGGTCAAGCCCGCACGCAACGGCAATGCGGTCTGTACGGAGATTGGCAGGCGCTTGCTGATCCACGTCAGGCGAAACGAGGGGCACGGGGCAAAGGACGTGAAGGTTCCCATTTCAGCAGGAGGCATCACCACGGGAATCAGCATGGTGGGTTCAGGCGCAGGTGGGCGAAGAGAGAACTCCTCCTTGGCCTTCTTGAACAGCTCTCCGAACTGCTTGACAAACTTGGGGAGCAAACCAAGCACCTGCTTCTGAAGCGTCTTGGGCTCGTTCAGCGCAAACCGAAGCACCTGTAGCGACGGACCCTGGAACGAAGTGGGAAAGGCCTCGAAGGTCTTGCGGAGGACCATGGACAGGGAATCGGCAATCGTGAACCCCTCGGCTTTCTCGGCGTCACGGGGGTATCCATCGAGCATCAACGGCCGAGGACCGAAGGAACGACGCGGCGTCAGAGCAGGGAGATGGGTTTGGAGGAGTGCCGCAGCGGCCGCGATACCCACGGTTCCACGGGCGCGGCGCGTGGTGTCGTTATCGGTCTTGGCCAAGGCTGTGGAGATGGTGCGAGCATACTGCAGGATGGGTGCGACTTGGAGGGGGTCAGGAAGAACCTGTAGCAGGGACAGAAGCAGATACATTGTGGCATCGGATGGATCCGTCATCACAAACAACGGCAACATTGCGTGGAGACTGCGCGTGTAATCCGCCACTTCTGCGCGTCCTATGATGGTGCGGTCCAACGCATCGCTGTGCTTGTTCATGCGCCCATCCTCTCCAAACTCCGCTTGGTCTACAAGAACATCATTGTTCACTTGCTCTCCGCAGACACGACACACTCGAAATCCGTCTTCGGTAGCTGTCCACGAGCGATAGAACCCTAGCCGATCCTTCTCCATGTCTCCCTTGAGAATCGCCACCGTGTGGTCGCACATCACGAAGAGCCCCTCCTTGTCGGTGTACTGTTCGTTGGAGTGAATGGAGTCCTGGAGGAGAGTCTGTACATCCGCCTCCTTGTCTTCGGGAAGACGCTCGGGGTCCGACAGAACCGCCAAGACACGCTGGCGTTGGGTGGACGTGGGCTGTGCGCCAAACTTGGATAGTGCCGGTGCCTTGTTCGAGAGCGGCGCCGGTTTGATGGAAGCCAGCAGCCGAATCGTGGGCATCAGTACGTCATTGGAAGTGGAGTCCTTCCACAACTTGCGGCCCTTGTAGCCTAGCTGATGACGCTCCTGCTTGATGAGTTCAAGGGGGACGCACACTTGCTTTTCCGTGCCACGCAGCAGACCACGAAGCAAAAACTCTTGGAACGGCACGTCATCTAGACTGCACTGGGCAAGATCCGCGGGAGGCAACACAATCTCCCCCAACTCTCCGCTGGCCAGCATCGGAGCTACACCCGCGTCCGATGCCTTGGACAAGAGCATGGTCGCCACCAGGGCTCCCGCATCCTCCCGCTCCTGAAGCCACAAGCGCGACGACTTGCCAGGGAAATACGGCACTCCATACTGTTCCGTCAATTTCTGCGAGGGCGCATCCTGCTTGGCCTCGGGGAAGGGGAGGTCGATCTGCGGAGGCAGTTCGTTCACAATGGGTTCAGGAGGAAACCGCTGCTTCCACAAGGCCCACGGAATCGCCGACAGGGCCACATCGTAGACCTTGAGATACTTGGCGCCCTCTCCATACGGATCCGTGGTTCGCTTGACTCCATGGGTCATGACCGCATCCAGTTCAGGAATCACCTCGCTCATAGGCGCCTGCGTATCCAGGAACTTGGGCTTGTCGTCGGCAAAGAACGGGTGATCCACCTGCGGATCGGGAATGTCCACACCGCGCTTCTTCAGGTAATATCCACGCAGTGTGGTCTTGTCGTCCGTTCCCTGAATCTCCTCGGGAATCAGCGTGATGCTCTCATCCTCGTGGCGCTTGGTCCGCGTGGTCTTGAAGACGGGCAGAAACCGCGCACCGTTGGTTCCGTCTTCGGCTGCCGATTCAGTGATGGCCGTGACAGGAAAGGGCGTGCCTCCTTGCGTCACATCAAACGGATGAGGAAGCGAGGCGATCATGCGGGGATACGCATTCGGCTGCCGAATGGCCGCAGGGGAAAAGAGAGAGGACCACTCACCCCACTTATAGGGGGTCTTCTCGTTGCTCACAAGCACGGGGAACATCCACGAGAAGGATCTGCGCGTCTTCGGTTCCACCAAATCGTAACTCTCGGGCGTGGCGTTAATGTAGGCGGAATACAGATCGCGATACCGCTCCACTTCCGTCTCAATCTCCTTCAACTTGAACTTGGTCACGCGCTTGTTCCGCGGAACCAGTCGTTCGTAGGAATCGGAGATCTGCTCATCCAACGTATAAAAGCGTGTGGACAGTGGCCGTTGAGTTTCCTCCTCAAAGACCACCTCCCCAAGGACCTGCACGTCCTTGGCTTCAAAGGTGAAGAACTCATCCATTATACACCCTTAAGAATGCTTTCGAACAGCGCCTGCGCGTCCGTGCGGAAGCGCTCCAACACGGTCTCGGGCTTGACCTTGGTGCGGAACCGAAGCGTCAACTTCGGAACCAGTGGGTGTCCAGGGTCGTAGGACACAAAGTCCACCAGCCCCGACTCCAGCACAAGAGTCTGTGCCAGGTATCCCAGCGTGTGTCCCTCGGTCACGGACTCGATGATGTAGGAACCGTCGTCCGTCTTGGAGATGGGCTCCTTCAGGAACTCCGTGACCTTGTGCTGGTACACCTCCACGGCCATCTTCAGTAGGTCACGCGCAGGAATCACGCCAATGCTCTCAATCGCAAAGTCGAAACGCGTGGGCCGACCCTGCTCATCCATCTCAAAGGACCTCTGAATCAGGTGATTGTCGAAGATACGCGCATCCTTGGTGGCCATTGCGCCCTCACCCAGGAGGTAGGAGTCGCGATCCAACTTGGCCCGTTCGGGGTCAATGTGGTTCTTGAAGGTCGCCACGCACACCTGCGACGATCCACGCTCATCCACACCCAGCGTCGCCTCCACGTGGAGTCCGTCCTCGGGGTGCTTGCCGCCCACATTGAGGTTCAGGAACAGCATCGGGGTTCCCAGATCACGGTCCTTCAGCAGGATGTCCTTGCGCGTGGTCCCCGACACCACAAAGTCGTCGGACGTCACCACACGATTGACCTCGGGGCTAGGGTCAAAGTGCAGGCGCAACTTGGCGTCGCGAATCACACCGACCTCCGACGGGTTCACATTCACGGGCAGCATGGCCACGCGGTGCTTGAGCATCTCGTGGTTGAGACGCGTGGTGTTGGAACGAATGACGATATCGCGAATGACAACGGTCGGGATCTCGGCCAGCAGAATACGGCGAAGGCCATTCACAAACGGAATCGGCACCTTGTTCAACTCAAAGTCAATGCGATAGCCCTCAAGGCTGGTCTTGAGGTTCTCCATGCTTACTTCTTGTGTGCGTGATTCTCTTTCCGTTTTTTTCGACTTGATTCGCAATGAGCCAGCCCATCCTGTTCTACAGCAGCCGTGACTCCCACAGCAAGCAGATTCTTGACACGCTCAAGACTCTGAACAAGCAAGATCTTTGCCGCATGGTATCGATCGACGGCAAGCAGCGCAGCGAACTGCCGCCGTTTCTGCAGCGCGTGCCGACCCTGTATGTCCCCGAGACCAAAGATGTCTTCGTGGGCCAGGCCATCTTTGGATACATTGCCAAGCCCGTGTCGGCCCGCCGTGACCTTCCCGTGACGGCCGTTCCCTCGGCGGTTCCCGCGGCGACTCCGGGTGCCGTGCCGGGCGCATCGGCGATGGGCAGCCTTGAGTCGTGGTCCTTCGGCACGTCGGGTGGCTTCTCGGATTCCTACTCGAGCTGGGACGGCAAGAGCGCCGCGACCACGGACCAACTTCACTACAGTTTCCTGGGTGCGGCCCCCGCGCCTGGAGCACCTGAGCCCGTGACCAAGCAGAGTTACGACGGCGACAAGGCGGGTCGCAACGACGACCTCGGTTCCCGTCTGGAGCAGCTTCAGAAGCAGCGGGATGGAGAGTTCAAAGGGGTTTCACGAAAGTAACCTGACCATGTAATGTCGAAGTCTCAGGTGATGAGCTTGTTCTTTGATCAGTTTCAAAGCTTCATTGAACAGCTGATCGCGGTGTTCCCCGAGGACACTGATTTTCCTGTGTATCTGTCCAACATGAAGATTGCAAAGATGACCAATCCCAAGATGGTGATTGCGGGCATTGAGCAGCACTGCCTGCCGTTTGCCGCCACCATCAAGGCTCGCAACGCAGACTTCTTTCTGAAGTATCCGTTCAAGGAATACGAGAAGGACGAGACCATCGTTCCCGTGATCCGAAAGATGAAGACGATGTGGCTCGAGATTTCTCCCGTGAACCAGTCGCACATCATGGACTATGTCAATAACTTGCTGACCTTGGTTACGCACTATCTTGGAAACCGTACAGGTCCTTCGTAGCCAGCTCAATCAACTCCTTGACTCCGGCATCCGGGTCCTCAAAGTTCCGAAACAGAATCTGGTTGACTTCCGCAGGTGTCCACTTGCCGTCCAGAGTCGTGTCCGTTAGAACAATCTCCTTGTCGTAGAACGATGTCACCATTTCATTCACCACCTCCAGCGTGCACTTTTGGAAGTGAACGATCATGTCGATGCGCCCAGGGCGGATGAGGGCCTTGTCGATGCGCTCGGGAAAGTTGGTCGTGATGATCAGAATCCGCCCATTGGCCTCCAGCGTTCCGTCCAGCAGGTTCAGCAGAAACGACAGGTCCAGCGTATCCTTTTCCTCCTCGCGGTGCATGAAGGGCTCGGGTTCCTCCTTCTTTGTGACCGTTGGCTTCTTCCACTCCCGCTTCAGGACCGTGTCTCCCATGGCGTCGATATCCTCAATCACGTAGAGCCGCTCTGAAACGGGAATGGTGTAGCGCTCCAGATTGGTTCCGTTGTAGACGTGAATCTCGTCATTGAAGAACAGGTGTTGGAGCTGCTGCTTGGTCTTGATCTCCGACAGTTGAATGTTGATAATGTGGCGGCGGCCCTCGTTGGCAATCGCCTTGATCGTGGAGGTCTTGCCCGTGCCCGGCGGCCCGTGATACAGGAATCCCAGCGTGTAGGGAATGCCCTTGCGCTCGTACCAGTCGCGGTGCTCCAGAAAGAACTTGGTGCGGTGACGGACCTGTTTCTTCTGCTGAAAGAACACATTGTCAAAGGTGCGGCTCGTCACGAACTTGGCCTTGGTGTAGACCAGATGCGTCGTGGGCAGGGGGTTCTGTGTGCTCTTGGCCTTGGAGTTCACCATCTGATCAAAGTAGTAGCGGTGCGTGCCCAGTTTGTTGGCCATGCGGCGCTCGTAGGCAGCGTTGCAGTTATCCACAAACTCCTGAAGGTGCTGGACATCGTGCTCGTAGCAGGTCAGCATGAACTTGATGCTGTCCAGGTGTCCCTCCACCACCTTCAATTCCTTCAGCTCAAAATACACGTCCGTCTCCAGGAGCACAGGCTCGAATTCGTTGGGGAGGTAGTCGTGATGCGTAACGGATAACAGACTCTTCATCGCAGGCAACATCGTGACCTGATGAATGACCGAATCCATGCGTGTGGAATACAAACTCTGAGGAGCGGCACCCCGCTGCTGAGAGGTTGCAGACTGTGACTGGTTACTGCGCTCGCAGGTAATGATTCCTGACGGTACGCGATCTTCCATTGTGATGACTCATGAAAAGCACTTGTCCAAGGTTGCCGCGGCGGAGTGGACGGGCTTGGAGCGACGAAGACGGAGTTCCTTCGACGCCTTGTCCACCGTATCCTGCGACAGGGCCACGAACTTCTTGACATCGCGCGCAGGCCCCTGTACATTCATGGTCGGCACATGGAGACGGAGCGGCGGCAGTTGGACCGAGACCAACTCGTCGGACACCGTAAGATACTCCCGATACTGTTCAATGTCCAGTGGTCCTCCGAACATACGAAGCACGGCACGCGGCGGGGCAGGCGTCAACTCCTTGTCTGCGAAGGCGGTGCGGTACAGGTCCACCAACAGAGAGTGACGGAGCCAACGGGTAGTGTCGGAGCATGTCTCTCCATACAGATACGCCAGTCCGCACTCAGGGGAACAAAAGTGTCCCTCGCAGGTATACATGTTCTCATACGCATCGTAGCTTATCGGCAGCACACATGCCTTCCACGAGAAGGGAGAGCAGCACCAAAAGCACGCGGTGGTGGATGCGTAGGTCGGGCTCTTGGTGCGCGTCAAGATCTCCCGCATCGTCTCGGTATTGAACCGCTCGGCGACCTTGGAGGTTTCCACGGCCGACAAGATGTCCGAGTAATTGGTCCCGCCTTCTGCGGGAGTGGGCACATGTTCTTCCAACGGCAATCGCAGAGAGAAGACCACGGGAGCCTCTTGTAACTGTTTTCTTGGGGGCATACTCTTGATTGGAGTGTCTGGTGAAAACTCTTGTGGGTAAATAAATGTCCACACCCCTGATCACTCTCAATGCTCTGAAGGAGACCACGCAGGCGCGCACGGCCAAGGAGGCTGCGGACCGGGTGACCTTGCAGGCCCTGTTCGACACGTCGCAGAACGACCTGGTTACCAAGCTTCAGGCGTGGGCGGGCACTGGGTTCCAGCAGGGACACGTGGTCCTGTCGGCCCCGATCGCGGTTCCGGCGGCCTGCGTCGATGGCGTCGTCCGCAGTTTGTATGACTATGTCACGTACCTTCTGGGCAGCGACCTGAATGAGCAGATCGCCGCACTTCAGTCGCAGGTGGGCGGCGTGACCTTCGGTTGGTCGGTCCCCGAGGGACTCGTGCAGGTGAGCGTTGCGGAGGCTCAGTAGCTAAGTCTAACGGACTTCAGACTGCCTCCAGAGTCGTAAATATATATCGTACCATTGACGGCCACAATTCCTGCGATGGTTCCAGCACCCGTTCCAAGCGTCACAGACGAACCGTTTGGAAGCACGCCATAGACGGTTCCATCTGACGAGTCGCCAACAACAACCATATTTCTTGTAGCGTCGTACGTCAGTGCAGACGGTGATGTAAATGTCCCAGATGAATAGTTCGTAACAACAGCCCCTGGTGTAATCTTTACAACGTTCGATCCGTATGCACCGACGTAAATATTGCCGGCTGGATCAATTGCGAGTCCACTGGGAGACGTGACAGACGCAAAGGTGGTAAACGTCCCGCTTCTATCAATCGTTGCGACTGAATTTGCCCCTTGCTGTGTCGCATAAAAGAAGCTCTCTCCAGGTTCAACTACTATGGCTCGAACGCCTGCTCCAGTAGCCGATCCATTGCCCCCGATGCCGCCGCCGCCGAGAAAAACCCCTTGGTAGACATATCCCCTGAGTCCTTGGCCAAAGTTGGTGTCATAGTGACTCCATACCATGCTGGCATCCGAATTCAACGTAAACGAACGAAAAGTATATCCGACCCCGATAGCTGATGGGGTAGTAAGAGATAGGTTGCTGACAAACGCTCCTGACAACGAACTAACAAGCAACGGCCGCGAGGCAGAACCACCGCCTAGACCCTGTGCGACCCATATTAATCCAAACGACGGATGATACGACAACCCCTGTACAAGGCCAGTGGGAATCTGATAACCTGCTGGCATCGACCAATTGGGAAGCGTTGCAATCGTTCCGCCTGTTGGGTACGCTTTCGCAGTCGTTGACGATATCATTTACTTCTAAAAGACAATATAACCCTGTGCCGTCCCCGAGTAGACAAGTGTGATCGCTGAACCAGACGGGATTGAAATAGGACCTGAGTTAGAGTTCCCCGAGTATGTGGCTGTTCCAGCCGTGAGTGTCACGTTGAGTGCCGACGCAGTTGAATTCTGAAACAACCAGAACGCGCCCGATGTAATCTGTGTAGGGCTTGTCATGTCGGGCAACGCGATACCTGTGATCCCCGTTGTAGTAATGTAATACGTCGTTCCCAGTGACGCGGTCGTCACTGTGATGGATGTACCCGATGACACCTGGGACAGCAGAAAGTCGCTATTTCCAACAGGTCCGGGCGTCTGTCCACCACCCCACCCCGTCAGTCCAGTAGGACCCTTTGGACCAGTAGGTCCAAGCGGACCCTGCAACCCATCTTGACCTTGGATTCCAGTTGGGCCTGTGTTGCTCATTTATCAGAAGGCGACAAATGAGCTCGCGCCGCCTGCCACAAGGGTCAAGGAGTTGCCGCTTCCAATGTACAGAGTGGTGGCGTTGGCGGATCCTCCGTAGGTTACATTGGCAATGCCAGTCAGGGTGGAGATGGTAATCATGCTTGCGGTATTATTACGGAACACCCAGAACATCCCTGCAACGGTGGATCCCGAGCTCGCGTTCGAGAGAATCGACAGAGGGGTTGTCGATGTGATATTGTAGTACGTCGAGGCCGATCCGTTGGAAAAGGTGAGCGTTCCGCCCGTTGTAAAGTTCGACACGTTCAACCGAGTGTTGGAGCTGTAGAACGCCGGACCCGGCGGTCCATACGGCGGTCCCTGCGGCCCCACGATCCCCTGGGGTCCTGTAAACCCCGTTCCACCCCGATCACCCTGCGGCCCCTGCGGTCCTTGAACACCTTGTAAGCCAGACATCTTGTTCTTTAAAAACGAAAAGACTGTAGACTACCCAGACACATCTCACCATGGCTCTCTCAACTAACTACCAACGCAAGACGCACCGCGAGCACATCCTCGACCTTCCCGATACCTATGTCGGCAGCATCGTCACTGGACCCGAGGAGGTCTTTGTGCGCGACGGAGACAACTTCAAGTCTACGGAGGTGGCCTTCAATCCTGGCTTCTACAAGCTCGTGGACGAGCTCCTGGTGAATGCCCACGACCACGCTATCCGTCTGCGCCAGAAGGCCTCTGCGAATCCAGTCAAGTCCATTGAGATTTCGTGTACATCCACAACCTTCACCATCAAGAATGACGGAGAGCCCATTGACGTCGCCGAGCATCCCGAGCACAAGGTCTGGATTCCCCAGATGATCTTCGGTGAGCTGCTGACGTCAACCAACTACAACAAGGACGAGAAGAAACTAGTGGGTGGCAAGAACGGCTACGGCGTCAAGCTGGTCAATATCTTCGCCAAGCAGATGACCGTGACGGTCATGGATAAGCCCCGTGGACTTGAATACACACAGGTCTTCAAGAACAACATGACGGAAGTGGGTAAGCCGACGATCTTCGCACGCAACCTACCCAAGAAATCCTCCGTGAGCGTGGAGTGGCACCCGGACTTTGCGCGGTTCGGCATGACGGAGATCTCTGCAGAGATGATGGCTTTGTTCGAGCGCCGTGTGTGGGATTTGGCCATGACCCTCGGCAAGGAGGTCAAGGTGTCCTGGAACGGCACGGCAGTGAAGTGTAAGAATCTGACCGAGTATGCCAAGGGCTTTGGATGCGAGACGGTCATCTACGAGTCCCCCAACGAGCGCTGGCACATTGCCATTGCCGACAGCCCAACGGACAAGCAGTTCGCCATGTCCTTTGTGAACGGCATCTGGACTTCGAAGAACGGAACCCACGTGGATGCGGTCACCAGCCAGGTGGTCAATCACGTGGTGGAGTTTCTGGAGACCAAGAAGAAGATCAAGGTCAAGCCGGGTCTGGTGCGCGACAATCTCGCGATCTTCGTGACGGCCATGATTGAGAACCCTAGCTTCACCAGCCAGACCAAGGAAACGCTGACGACCAAGCAGTCGGCCTTCGGGTCCTCTCCCAAGCTGTCGGACGACACGCTCAAGAAGGTGGTGACCAAGCTGAACTTGGTGTCGACCATCGTGGAGGCGCAGTCCGCCAAGGATGCCAAGGATAACTCCAAGACGGACGGCAAGAAGCAGTCGCGTATTACGGGCATTCCGAAGCTGGACGACGCGGTCCAGGCGGGTACCAAGGACTCGGCCAAGTGCACGCTCATCCTCACGGAAGGAGATTCAGCCAAGGCCATGGCGTTGTCGGGTCTGAGCCAGGAGCAGCGCAAGACCTTCGGTGTCTACCCGCTCAAGGGCAAGGTGCTGAACGTCAAGGACACATCGGATTCCAAGGTCGAGCAGACCAAGGAGATTGCCGAGCTGAAGAAGATTCTGGGCCTGACGTCAGGCAAGAAGTATACGACCACGGCCGACCTGCGCTACGGGTCCGTGATGATCATGACCGACCAGGATCTGGACGGCAGCCACATCCGTGGGCTGCTGGTCAATCTGTTCCACGAGCTCTGGCACGAGTTGATTGCGATTCCAGGGTTCCTGACCTACATGGCCACGCCCATCGTGAAGGCGAGCCGAGGCAAGGAGAGCAAGGTGTTCTACTCGCAGTATGAGTACGAGCAGTGGAGGGCGGGCGATGGAAAGTCGCCGGCGTGGAAGGTCAAGTATTACAAGGGATTGGGCACGTCAACGCGCGACGAGGCCAAGGACTACTTCACCAAGGTCAATGCCGTCAAGTTCGACTACACGACTGAGTCCGATCCCGCGATCGACCTGGCCTTCAACAAGCAGCGAGCCGATGACCGCAAGGACTGGCTCAAGGGCTACGACCGCTCTGCCTTGATTCCGACTGGGAACAAGTTGCCGTACAGCGATTTCATCCACAAGGACCTGATTCACTTCAGCTACTACAACCTGGAGCGCTCTATCCCCTCCATGATGGACGGCCTGAAGACCTCGCAGCGCAAGATTCTCTTTGCGGCCTTTAAGAGGAATCTGACCCAGGAGATCAGGGTTGCCCAGTTCGCGGGGTATGTCTCGGAGCACACGGGATACCACCACGGCGAGGCGTCGCTGAATGAGACCATCGTGGGCATGGCGCAGACCTTCATGGGCGCCAACAACATCGCGTGGCTGGTTCCGCAGGGACAGTTCGGAACGCGGCTTCAGGGAGGCAAGGACTCTGCCTCTCCCCGTTATATCCACACGTATCTCCAGCCGCTTGTTCGCAGGCTGATTCGCGAGGAGGACATGGATGTGCTGACGTATCGCGATGACGACGGCCTGCCTGTTGAGCCGGAGTGGTATGCGCCTGTGCTCCCGATGCTGCTGGTCAATGGTGCCCGTGGTATCGGCACTGGGTATTCCACCAACATTCCGCCGTGCGATCCGAAGGTTCTCAAGAAGATGCTGATTGCCAAGATTCAGGCAGGACATCCGCTGGAGAGCACGAAGCTCGTGCCGTACTACGAGGGCTTCAAGGGCACCTACACGGACGAAGGCGCGGTCGGTGTGTATCGCAAGGACAAGGAGGACTTTGTGGTGACGGAGCTCCCGCCTGGCGAGTGGACAGCTGACTACCGCGAGTGGCTGGAGAAGGAGTTGGCCGAGGGTCGTATCAAGGACTTTGTGGATACTTCCACAGATCAGGATATCAACATCCGCATCAAGGGCATCGAGGAGGCTGCCCTGGTCAAGTCGCTGACGGTCAAGATCAAGACCACCAATATGCACGCCTTCAACGAGAAGGGTGTGATCACCAAGTATGCCACTCTGAACGACATCATGACCGCCTTCTGGACTGTCCGTATCAATCTCTACGAGACCCGTCGCAACCACCAGATCAAGGCCCTGGAGGAGCAGCTGCCCCTTCACACGAATGTGGTTCGGTTCATCGTGAGCCAGTGCGAGGATGTGCAGGTCCCGAACCTGCGCCGCAAGACGCGGATGGAGTGTGATTCGTTGCTGGAGCAGCACGGGTACCAGACCATCAAGGGGTCCTACGACTACATCATGCGACTGCCGGTGTCGTCCTTCACCAAAGAGGTGAGCGACAAGCACGTGGCCGAGATGGAGACGATTCATGCAGAGATCACGAGACTTCAGACAACCAACGCGGAGAAACTCTGGCTTGCTGATTTACAGGCCCTAGGATAAAGGACTCAATGCGTGCGGGTGGATGGTCCAATACCGCTGCAGTGACTGCGGTGCAGCAACTTCCCCAAACCATGATGTCAAAGCGGTATATCGTGATTGACGCTGCTCATCGCGACTTTGTTAAGCAGCCCAATCCCTATTCAAATTTAGTCTTTTCCTTTGGAAGTCAGTCCACGCAGTATGTCTCCAAAGGTGTCACTGCGAACAACCCAACGGTTCCCCTGTATGCATCCAACTCCCTCGGAGAGAAGAACACTGTGCCTGGGCTCCCGAATACAACGGGGTGGGTCTTTAACGGCGTTACGTTCCCAGGGTACGATCCGAACAGGACGAATGTCCCCAACTGTAACCTTCCGAACGACAATTACTTCATTCAGCCGTCGGGGAATGGGTTTGGTACCGTGGACCAAGCCGTCTTTGTCACATCCATTCGCATCGTCCGTGTCATTCTGCCCCAGAAGCAGTTTCTGTTGGTGCCGAATGTTCCAGGAAATGCGGAATCGGCTCGCATCAATGAGCAGGTCGTGGGCAAGACCTACTCCGCCTTCTCGACTTACCCCTACCTCCTTCTGAATCTGGATACCTACTTTGGCCAGTATTATGGAGGCAATGAACCCACGCGCCGCACCTTTTCTGCCTTGACGCAGAGAACTCGCACGCAGACGGACTTTGGCCTCGATATTGGCGTCCAGCACTATGACTACGAGCCGTGGGGCATGGAAGCACACCAACTGCCCGCGCCCATTCCGAGTCTTCAGAAGTTGACCGTCACTCTGACGGATCCCATCGGAACTCCATTCACCCATCAGGATACTCTTGCCGTGTCGCTGATCCAGGCCGACGCATCGAGTGGCTTGTTCTTGAAGTGTTTTGCTGCCGACTTTTCGTATTTCAGTTCCAACGATCTCCGCATCGGAGATCGTGTCTTGTTCGACACGGCCACGCTCTGTAACATGCAGGTATCTCCACTGACTCCAACTTCAAAGATTAGCTTCATCAAGAATCTCGTGGGAACCCCACTGCTCGTAGTCGAGCTGCTGGATTACGTGGATATCGGAAACGGCGTCTACGGACCCCGCGATGTGTCGGCTGGATACGCACGCACTCTGCCCAATGTGGCAGCCTACAATGGATTCGTAGTTCCCAACTTTTTCGTGTCGGACGCCCAGGGCAATGCGAGTCCCAGGTATCCACAGTCGATCAACGGATATGGACTTACCAGCACCAACTCCAATGTGCTGGAACCGCAAGCGCTGGTCGGTTCTAATTTGCCGTTTCTGAACACATCGCTGCAGCCATGCTACACCGTGGAACTGACCTGCGCATCACCCGACACCACCCAATTTGGACAGAATATTGTGTAGGGAACTCACAATGCAGTTCAGCGTCGACTACTCAATCCCGAGTTTGGCGACCTTTTACACGGGTACAGCCATCCAAGCTGCGCCCAAACACACGGGCCGTCTTCCCCTGTCGGGTTCGCAGGAGGGACAGGGTGTTCCATCTATTGTCTTCAACTCGTCTGAACCGGGTGTGGTTCCGTCCACCATGATGGAGCGCATCAATTACCGCCACTCGTGCACTCCGCTGAACCAGATGTTCTTCAGCCAGGTCAATGTGGCGAACCTCCAATCGAAGATCAAGGCGGACGTCTTGGCTCGCAGTAACGGCAAGTACTCGATTGACAACCAGTCCGAGGCGGATCTCATGATCATCATGCGGAGTTACTACCTGCAGTATGGCGATAACGATCCCAATGTCGTGGCCAAGGCGCTCGAGGAGTTGAACGAGCGCGTTGTGTCCTACTGCGGTAACAGCATCATGTCGGAGGTGGAGGCGTATGTCTACTACCGCAAGGACATCCTTGACTTCCCTGCCCCGATCGCCAACCCGATTGCCACGCAGGTCTATGGCTCGCGGACAGGCGAGCTCAAGAGTTTCTTCTGAACGGGTAATGATACACCGCTTCCACGATCGTGCCTACCTGCACATTGGATCGCGTTGGTTCGTATGGGAACCTGCGTGGTCCATGTTTCGGCCTGTCGACGGATTGGCGTGGAATGGAACGGCCTTTGTGCTGGATGACTCCGAATACTGCTCCGACATGACGGATCGGCAATACGGATTCGGAACCGAGGCCATGTATCAAGTGTGTCTGAAGTTGACCGAGACATGGGCAGGAAGGGTGGAGGACGCACCCGTGGCCAAGGTCTTGTCGATTGGCACGAACGAATGGTTCTATGACCGTCCCATGGTCTTGACGCCCTGTGCGCCGCGGACCAAGGAGTCGTGGAAAGCCATGGGACTCCTGCGTCGGACTCTACGCAGACATCCGCGGAAGACATTTACGAAACGCAATCAAGTGTAACACAATGCGAGTGAATCTAATCGGAACGGCAACGCCTCTCACGGGACTGGCCCAAGATACCCAGATTCTGCACGCCCTCTTTGCACACGTGTTGGGACCCGACGCCGAGATCCGACACGTTCCGCACCAACAGCCTCACTGCCCCGAGGCGGAGATCAATGTCTTCATCGAGGTCATCAACCCTGCCCTGTTCCCGTTTGCGGGACTGAATATCTGGGTGCCGAACCCCGAGTGGACCTACCAGACCTGGGCTCCGTATACGGCCATGGTGGACCAGATCTGGGTCAAGACGCACGATGCCGTCAAGATGTTCGAAGCCATCCCCGGATGCGCACCTGTTCACTACGTGGGCTGGACCTCCATCGACAAGAAGTTCAAGCCCGAGAAGAACTTTGACAAGGGCATTGTTCCCGTTGGCAAGAACATCTGGCGTCATCCCAAGCCTCTTGTCCAGGCCTACATGCGCATCGGGCAGGAGGACAAGGCCCTGTATGCTCTGCTCCCCGAACTGACCATTGTCCACTCGCCCGCTCACGTGAAGATTGCCCCGATCCCCGAGTCCGTGTCGAGCAAGATCAAGTTGGTGTCGGAGATTCTGTCGGATGCTGACTATGACGCCCTGCTGGCGGAGTCGGGACTGGTGGTGTGTCTGTCGGTTGCCGAGGGCTTTGGTCACGCGCTGAATGAGGCCATGTCGAGCGGATGCGTGCCCATGATCAGCCCGATCGCGCCCTTTGCGGAACTGACCAAGTCGGCATTCTGGACCTCAACGACCAAGGAGATTCCTCACCCGCACTGTATGGGCGTGCTGGAGGATACGGACGTGGGATCCGTGGTGGAGGCTCTGAAGGTCTATGTCGGAACCACGGACGGGAACCTTCAGGACATGTCCAATTCCTGTCGCAAGCAGTATGAGGATCGTCACGAGGAGTTCGTGGAACGCATGGGCAAGCGCATCGACACTCTGAAGGGGCGTCCTCACTACTCAATCCAGGAGCACCTGCCCAAGGAGGAGGACCTACCGTGTATTTCCATCATTACCCTGACTCGCGATCGCCGTGCCTTCATTCCTCTACTGAAGTATTGCAGGGTTGCCCAGTCCTACCCCGAGTCCAAGGTGGAGTGGGTCATTGTGGACGATGGCACGGACCCGATCAAGGACCTAATCACGGATATGCCCAACGTCAAGTATATCCTGGTCGACACTCCGCTGACCATCGGAGCCAAGCGGAACCTTGCCGTGGAATACGCCAGCCACGATGTGCTGGTCATGATGGACGATGACGATGTCTATCCTACGAACTCTGTGCTGACCCGTGTGGCCCATCTTCTGGCTGAGCCGCGCAAGGAGTGTCTGTTCTCAACGGTCCTCCCCTGCTACGAAATCCACAAGCACGTGTCGTTCATGAACGTGCCTCCTGTGACCTTGGCCATGAGCCAGCGGGTGTCGGAAGCGACGTTGTGCTTCACGCGCAAGTTCTGGACGGATCGGCCGTTTCCTGATGAGCAGATTGCAGAGGGTGACGCATTCATTCGCGGTCGCGAACACATGTGTCGGGAGTTGTCTCCCCAGAATGTGATTGTGAGTTTGGTCCACAAGAAGAACACGAGCAACCGCAAGCCTCCTGCGACAGAGACGAACGGATGCCACTATGGATTGTCGGATGAGCTGTTTACCTTGATTTCAGAGATTGCGGGAGCACTTTAGTATCCGAAGAGACCGCGGCGCGAGCGGCGGGTGCGGCGACGGCCACCCGAGACCGCGCCCGCAGCGTCCTGCGTAACAGGCATGCTGCCGAGCAGGGGGGTGCTGTACCCGCCCTTCATCTTGAGACGCTTCATCAGAGTGGACTTCTTGCCCGTGGTCTTGAGACCCTTCTTCTTCAGCATGCGACGAAGGGTCTTGGCCTTGAGGGTGCGGCGACGACCGCCCGCGGCCGCGGGAACGCACATTCCGTTCTCCGTCTTACTTCCAGCGGCGAGTTCTTCGGGGGTACAATCAGGCATTTCAGTGTATGTTTACTCTCTAGAAAAAACGCAGCTTCAACGACGACGGCTGTAGCGGCGACGGCGGGACTTGCGACGACGACCCCCAGTGGCCCCGGTACGAGGATCCTTGTAATCAGCCGCTCCGACAGGAGGACCCAGCGGCGGTGGACCTGCCGTCCAGTCCTTTGATGTGTAATGTGTGGCCGTCAATCCAGTGGACGCGCCTACCAGCTGAGGCGACAACCGACTTCCTCCCGCAATGGGCCCTGTGACGATGGGCACAATGAGGTGGCGTTTACGAGTGCGACGCTGAGTGCGAGCGCGGGGCATTTGTTAGTTGTGTTTGAAATTACTAGCGACGGCCGCTGGAACTGCTGCTGCTGCGGCGACGACGACGGCCGCCGTTCTGGAATCCACCAGAGACCATTGCAGCGTACTCGAGACCAGGCTCACCGCGGTTGCCCGCAGCCGACACGGGTCCCATGGTGTTTTCACCGCCCGGGGCAAACGGGTAGGGGCTGAGTGCGCCGCCCTTCATGTGCAGGCGCTTCATCAGAGTGGCCTTCTTGCCTGTCGTCTTGAGGCCCTTGCCCTTCAGCATGCGGCGGAGGGTCTTCGCCTTGAGGGTTGTCTTGCGGCCGCGACGGGAACGACGGCCAGCGGTGATAGGCGGAGGAGGAGCACCAGAATCAGCCATTTATCTTTGGACCAGAAAAAGAACGCGTCTAGCGTTGTCCAGAGTTACTCGGGGGCATGTATCCGAGAAGAGTGTAGCCATGATTGGCACCCGCCGCTTCGGACAAGCGGTATCCACCCCGCATCGTGCGACGACCGCGAGTCTTGCGGCGACGACGACGGCCGCCCGTGGTGCCCCGAGGGTTGACTCCAGAATTATACGAACGCTGTTCCGGAGCGCTACCCCACTGAGGTTTCGTTCCCATTTCGCCGCCTTGGGGGACGTAACCAGGGTTGCCACCACGCATCGTGCGACGGCGCGTGCGACGACCTCCACGCGGGACACGGCCCGTTCCACCATAGGGAGCAAACGGAGGATAACTGTCGCCAACCATTTGTTACTCTACGTAGATTTTACGAGCCCTTGATATTGGTTTTGTAGTCCGTGCCTTCGAGTCCGTGGCGGTCCCACTCTCCGTCCCACAGTCCCGCATTGGTCGCGACGCCGCCTCCCTTCATCTTGAGACGCTTCATCAGAGTGGACTTCTTGCCCGTGGTCTTGAGACCCTTCTTCTTCAGCATGCGACGAAGGGTCTTGGCCTTGAGGGTGCGGCGACCACCCACCCTGGGCAACGAGGTAATCGGGTCGATTCCTCCCGCGCCAAAATACCCACCGCCACGCTGAGTGCGACGACGACGACCGCCCGCAGGTGTTCCCATACCAAGCATAGCCATTTACCCTTACTCTCGAAATTCTCAGGCGCTACACGTCAAACAATTACTCGGCTCCACGGTGAACTGTTGCGCTTTCGCAGCCGCCTTGGTGCGCAGATAATAGCAGCCCGTCTTTAGTCCCTGTTTCCACGCGTAGAAGTGCATGCTCGACACCTTGGACGGCGTGGGCTCGGACAGGAACAGGTTCAACGACTGCGACTGGCAAATATACGGCGCACGGTCGCGGGCCATGTTGATCAGGGTCTTCATCGGAATCTCCCACACGGTCTTGTACAACTCACGGATCTCCGCAGGAATGGCCGCGATTCCCTGGACGGATCCGTTGTTGGCAATGATCTCCGTGCGAATGTCCGCGGTCCACAACCCTAGCTTCACCAAGTCCTCCACGAGGTACTTGTTCACAACCATGAACTCCCCCGACAGAACGCGGCGAGAATACAGGTTGGAGGTGAAGGGCTCGAAGCACTCATTGTTGCCCAGGATCTGCGAGGTGGATGCGGTGGGCATTGGCGCGACCAGCAAGGAGTTCCGCATTCCTGCCTTACACATCCTACGCAGACCCTCCCAGTCGAGATACGTGGACTTGGGCTTCTCGTTCCACAGATCGGGCTGCATCTTGCCCTGGCTCATCGGGGAACCTTGGAAGGAGGGGTACACATTCGTGGTGTCGATGGCCACGCTGCGCCAGGAGTCCGACCCAGATCCGATCATACTGGCTGTCGCGGCGGCGTAGTAGATGTTCTCAAAGATCTCCTGATTCAACTCCGCAGCACGGGGAGAGGACCAGGGGATACGGAGCAGCGCAAAGACATCTGCGAGGCCCTGAATTCCGATTCCGATAGGGCGGTGACGGAGGTTGGAGGTTTTGCACTTTTCGGTTGGGTAATACGTCTTGTCAATGACAATATCCAAGTTGCGAGCCAGGATGGTCGTATACTTGCGAAGATCCTCGAAATTGAAGCGGTACTCTCCGTCGAGGGAGTAGCACCGCTGGACGAACTTGGGGAGAGCCAGAGACCCGAGGTTACAGACCGCAGTCTCCTCCGGGGACGTGAACTCGATGATCTCGGTGCAGTTCCCTGTGAGGATACCGTTGAATACTCCAGCGTGGTTGATGGGCTCACTGAAGCAGTACGTGTCATCGCGCCGACCGCGGAGAATGACTTGTGTAACCATGACAAATTGTTCAGCATTACGCTGCGGCCTGCGAGCAGTCCATTTGAGTCGGTGTGTAGTAAACCCGAGTGTGGACAGATGATACAGACCACTCGACGAGACAAGCAGGCGCCAGAGCGGCTTACAATCAAATTCGGCGTATCCACCATGTCCGTCGGGCATCATTGTCTTGCGCTCGGGCTGGGACTGAGATAGCTTCGACTGAACACCGAGTGTTACGAGCATGGACTGGACATTCTTAAGGAACACGTACTCAATCGATGTAACTTGGATACTCTCATTGTCTCCATTCCGACAGATTGTGCCATCTGCGTCTAGGTATCCAGCCAACCACTCAAGCCGACATTGGATAGATGTGTTCAGGGGCACGTCGAACTTTGTATTGATGTCAAGAGGAAGCATTGTATTCAGTCGTCCAGACGCATCCTCGACACCCGTCATTGTCCGGACCACAAGATGGGAAACAAGCGCCTTCTTCTCTCCATACAACGAGAGTGAGGGGCGTCCAGTTGAGTATGTACCGTCGCCACAGAAGACACCATGTGTGTAGGGATACTTGAAATCGGGTTCAGTTCCGCGAACAATTGTGGGAAGTGTTGACTTCTTCAACTTCATTCCCGTCTTCAAGTCGGATGCGTCGACGCGCAGGGCATTGGCAATTGAACGTTTATCGTCATACCCCTCGGACACCAGAAACTTGTGATATGGGGTACATGTGAGGACACGACCATCGCTCAGTTCAACATCGACCAACTCCTGCTCCACACCTGTCTTCTTGACGACCACCTCCGAAAATGCGTCACCGTTCCAGACACGAATGGATGTGTTCTCAAGTGTTGCAATCTGGAACTGACCCCTGTCAGTCAGAATCAACGTCTCTGGGGCAACACACAGATTGGAGGACTTGATGGTTCCGAGGTGCTGTTGGTTGGACTTGGCATTACACGCGTCCTTGTACAGCAGATAGGGACCACCCGTCTGGATCTGGGCATCTACAATCATCTGCCACAATTTCTTGGCGGGAATCTCCCTCATGGCCAGGTTCTTGCGCTCGTAGCGGCAGTACAACTCCGTGAACTCATCACCCCAACAGTCGGACAGCCCAGGGCACGTGTCGGGGCTGAACATCGACCAGTATCCATCCTGCTCCACGCGCTGCATGAACAGGTCAGGAACCCACAGGCCGTAGAACAGGTCGCGGGCTCGCTCGTCGTCATTGCCCGTATTCAACTTCAGACGCAGGAACTCCTCGATATCCGCGTGCCACGGCTCCAGATACACGGCAAAGGAGCCGTTACGCTTTCCACCCTGGTTCACATACTTGGCCGTATCATTGAAGACCTTGAGCATTGGCACGATGCCCGTGGACTTGCCGTTGGTGCCCTTGATGGACGAATCGCGGGCGCGGATATTGTGGATGGACATGCCCACACCACCTGCCCACTTGGAGATCTGGGCACACTCCGCCAGCGTATCGTAGATGCCCTTGATGCTGTCCTCCTGCATGTGGACCAGGAAGCATGAACTCAGCTGCGGGTGGGGCGTGCCCGAGTTGAACAAGGTGGGCGTTGCGTGGATAAAGTACCCCTGGCTCAGCGCGTCGTAGGTCTCCTTCACCTTTGCGAAGCTCTCGCCGTGGAGCTGAATGGCCACGCGCATCCACAGGTGCTGCGGGCGCTCCCACACACGGCCATCGCGACGCCGAAGAAGGTATCCCTTCTCCAAGGTCTTGTAGCCGAAATAGTCAAACATGAAGTCCCGAGAGTAATCAATCATCGACTCGAACTCCAGATTCTGGGCTACGCGGTAGTGGGACTCATTGACCACGCCCTCATCAAACAGCACCTGTGCCGAATCAATCAGACGCGATGGGGTGTTCTTCTGGTGGTTGTCAATCAGGATGCGGGCCGCGAGCTTACCGTAATTCGGGTGGTGGCGGGCCTGCATCATGGCGCACGTCTCGGCCGCAAACTCGTCCAGCTCGGAGGTCTTAATGCCATCCTGAATCTGGCTACACACCTTCTGTGCGACCAAATCAGGGTTCACATGGTCAAGCCCATCCGCAAGACGCTGGAGACGAGTCAGCACCTCGTTGAATGAAACCGGTACCTTGGTGCCGTTACGCTTTGTTACATAAATGTGGTCAGACATCCTCAATACTATATCCTCCATCCTTACCTTTAAGCGCCCAAAACTTTAGGCCTCACTCTGTCTTCATCCGCACCGTAATGTGCATCGACTCCAACTCCCGCGTATAGAGCTCCATACAGTAGGGCATTTCCACTCGATCGCGACTGGTATCGAGCTGTCCCGTTTCCTTGTCGATCTGCGCCACTGCGGCATCCGAGCGCTCCATCATGCTCTCCCGTGTGAACTTGGCCATTCCGTGGGCGACCAACGCATCACGCTCCATCTCTCCGATACGCAGACCACCCTCGTCCGCGCGCCCCTCCAGCGGCTGGCGTGTCAGCAGTTTGCGAGGGCCGGTCGAACGGGCATTCACCTTGTCCTCCACCATGTGCTTCATGCGCTGGTAGTAGGTGGGACCCATGAAGATATCCGCTTCCATCAGCTCGCCCGTCTGACCATTGTACAGCGTCTCCGTGCCGTACGGCTCGAAACCCTGTTCCATCATAATCTGCTTCAGGGTCGGCAAGCTGTCGGAGGTGGTGAAGGGCGTTGCATCAATGAACGCACCCAACTTCAGGGCCAAGCGACTCCACGAACTTTCCATCCAGTGTCCGATCGTCATGCGCGTCGGAAGAGCGTGAGGGTTGAACAGCAAGTCGGGGCGCACTCCACGAGCCGTGAACGGCATGTCCTCTTCGGGAAGCACGATACCCAGGGTTCCCTTCTGCGAGTGACGGGAACCCAGCTTGTCACCCAGCACAGGGTAACGCTCTTCGGCCACGCGGATCTTCACACCCTTGAGTCCGTCGCGCGTGGCGTAACGGTACACGGATTCTACGCGTCCGTGCTGACCCCGCTTCGGCTTCTCCGACACGTCGCGATACCCGGTAATCTTGCCATTGATGTCCTGAATCGGCGCCACGACACCCACCAGAATCATATCCTCTGTCAGTTCTGTGCCTTCCAGAATCACACCCTCGGCATCCAGGTGGTCATAGTTCAATCCCTCCTTGCGCTTCACGGATTCCTTGTAGAGCGGATTGACAGCGGGGTTGGCGAACTCGGTGTGGACTTGTGCCGCAGGATCCGTCATGTCCTCCATGAAATCGTAGGAGTGGTAGTAGACGGTCTGGAACAAACCCCGCTTCATGGCCGAGGAATTGATCATGACGGAATCCTCCTGGTTGAAGCCCATGTAGGTGGTGATGGCCACAATCACATTCTCTCCGTGCGGCATACATCCACCTGCGCCCATGATTTCACGGTACACCCATGTCTGCGTCAAGGGAATCTGGGGCAGAACGGAGGTCACGGCGATAGTGTCGAATCGCTTGAGGTAATTGGTATGGAACCACGAGCAGGTCTGCTTGGTCTGGGCAATCGCAAAGGCGTTACGCGTTCCAGGGTTGTGGTCCGAGAAGGGAATGATACCTGTCAGGGCCGACAGGGCAAACAGTGCGTGAATCTCCGACTGCAACTTGGGATGGAAGGGCTCAATCGACAAGCGCGTGATGTTCTGCTCCTCTGCGTCCAAGTAATCGATCAACTCCGAAATTTCCGGCCAGCCCTTGGCGGCACGGACCCGCTCGGCCGTTACACCCTCTTGGTAGACGGGGCGGATCGGGCGGCCTCCATCGCAGGTGAGAGTGTAGACGTTGGCCACGCGGTCCCACCCAAGCGAGAGCGTCAACTTCCGTGTTCTGCGTTCCTTCACCAGTTGAGCGTGCATCTCCTCGGTCTTGCCGATACAGACGCCAACCAAATCTGAATTCAGGAAAACCGGAGTCCACGTGGGCTGCCACGTCGAGGGGTGGACAAACACGATCGGGCGAATGAAGGGCTTGATGATGGCACGCACCATATCCATCGACAAGGGCGTTGAGATTTGAGCCATGATCGTCAATGCCTTGATATATCCAATGTTGCGGCCGTCGGGAGAATCCACGGGGCACATCAGACCCATCTGCGAGGCGTGGAAGCGACGAGGCTCCTTCTTGTTCGACGTGCGATCCATCTGGAGATTGGTGCGTCGCAAGTGGCTAATCACGCCAGCGTAGGAGACACGGCTCAACTCCTGCGCAATACCCTCGGCCCCTCCCCACGACCCCTTGAAGGACTTGAGGAACTCCGACAGCAGACGGTACTTTTTCCAGTAGAAGCTGAGATTCTCGGGCTGGAGGACATTCACCAGCTTCTCCCCCGCAAAGTTCGCACGCTCATACTGGTTCACCTTTCGGTCAAGCTCCAGCAACATGGCGCGGGATGTCTCACGGAAGATACGACGAAACTCCCCGAAGCAAAGATCGCCCGAGGTCTGAAGACGCTTGAACCGGAAATGGTCGCGGTCCGTTGGCTGCGTCAGGTCAAGCGCCTGTTCCATGGCCATGCGCATCATTCTGCCCAGCTGATAGGCCTTGCGGCGATACAGTCCGCCCACATCCGAATCCACTTCCACGTGGGGAAACAGCATATCATGGAGGGTGCGAACCACCTCGGGGCGACTGCGCGTGCGGGACTGCTCCACCAAGAGCTGCATATCCGTCTTCTTCGTGGATGACAGCGTCTCTTCGTGGCTGAGGATCA